CTTCATCTCCTTTAATGCGATCCCACGTTCTGTATTTTTCCAATTCATGCATGTATTGTTTGTATAACTCTGCTAGTTTTGGATGCTTTTCTTCCATTGTAACATCTCTTGTGGGAATTTGCAATACTTTTTCGATTGTATTCAACCGTTCTTCCAAGTCAACTCCATTTATAACAACATTACCTTTAACTTCTAATGCTGCCTTTTCTTCCAAAACAATCTTATCTTCACCATGCGGAATAGACATTAAAGTGTTCCCATTTGAACTAGTGAAGTTTATGTTTGGATTTGCCCAAGTTGCGGATGACGTATTTAAAATACCACTGCTACCAGCAATGCCTGCACCAGTGTTCAGTGTGTAACTGGACCCTGTTGATGTAAGGGTTGCGCCAGAAATACTACCGCCTGTTGTATATGGGTATGTTATGTAGCTAGTTGATGAAGTGACGGCCATCTCATAATATCTCTACCACTCGATATTGGGAACGGGGATACTGTTCCTGCAACCATAACAATAAGTCCTCATCGTAAGGTACTCTTATTGAATCGAACTTATTGGTTATGAATATCATCGTGGTGCAAATTCCTGTTGCAGCTTAATGTTATCAAAGAATTCCTTCTTTGTACCAGCGTCGTCGTGGAAAGCACCACGCAGAACTGTAGTTTGTGTAAGACTACTATGTGCCATAATGCCACGGTTTTCACAACATCCGTGAGTCGCTTGAATATACACAGCTACGTTTTCTGAACCAGTTGCTTTGCTAATCTCGCGGGCAATGTCATTACAAAGTTCCTCCTGGAGAGTACCTCGTCTTGCACACCACTGTGCGATTCTTGTATACTTGCTGAGCCCAATAAGTTTCTGAGCAGCAATAATACCAATATAAGCAACGCCGGAAACAGGTTGGTGATGATGACTGCACATGCTCCTAAGCTCAGAGCGAACAACAAGCATACCTTCATAACGGTCTTGCGAATCGTTTGGAAATGCAGTTGCGTCTGGTGCTGGTTCATATCTTCCTGCCATAATTTCGTTAAAGTACATCTTAGCTAAACGCTTCGCAGTACCATGCGAGTTTGGGTCGTTTTCACGATCAATTAGTAATGCATCGAGGACACCTTCAAATGCTACTGTCGCTTCTCCAATTAGAGCCGCTTTTTGTTCCTCGTCAATGTAATCACTGATGTTATCACCTGCCCAGAAGCGTTTGCCTTGGGCCTTCATTTGATCTCTGATTACTTGACTTAAATTTTTCCCTTCACTCATGTAAAAATCCTATGTAATATTAAAGTGTAATGTATTTAGGTCGTAGAGTCAAGTCTAGTGATTTTTTCAACCATTACATTAGCAGTCAAATATTCCTGTCTCAGTATGTTGAGTTGATCTTGCAACAAATGCATGTATTGATCACGATTATGAATTCGATGGTTGATGAAATCAACTAACTCTGCCTTGTGCTTTTGATATGATTCAAAATTAGCAGTCCATTCACTTGGGTACTTGAATTGTGGCAAATACATTTCTTTATAGCTGCAACGATCAGGTAATACTGGAATTACCCCAGCTAATACACCTTCCATTACACTAATACCGAGGTTTTCATGTAATGCACAGCTAAACATAACTTTACTTTCAGACAATTTTGCGTAGTATTCGTCTTTAGAAAGTGATAGCTTTTGTGTAATAACCATGTTGAAATCGTTGCCTAAGTCTACAGCAATTTCAGGCTGCTTGTCTGCATTAAAGCGATGTGGCCACATGATAAGGTTATCACTTGACTTGCGAACATTCATATACGGTTTCATTGATGTAATAATCTCACCGTGTGGTTGTCCGCTACGTACTGCTCTATGATGGAACTCAGGTTTAATATCCAAGTTCTTTAAGAACATATCTTTATGGAAGTTACTAGCATAGTAGTTAAAGTCTAGACTGTAAAACCAGCTTCTTTCTGCTTCCCATGGCCAAGGTTTTTGCATCTTGTATCCAAGAATATCACTTGGATCATATGCACCGGCATGCCAAATACCGTGTAGTTCCCATTTCTGGTCTAACAAATCACGCATGTATGCAAGTTGAGTAATGCAAGGATTCCACGCATCAGTGATTAAAATTTTATCATTGGGCGTAGTTTCACCTGCATCGAGAAGTTCAACGAAATTTGCAAGTTGAGTGCTTTTCCAATAATTAGTATCACTAAAATTTAGAAATGCACCGTTAGTAACTTTTGCAGTTCGTTGAACGCCATCAACTTGCCTAACATTGAATCTGTCACCAGCAGCGGCCGCCAAAATCTCGGGGATATTAGTATGCCACTGTTTAGTATATCTAGAGTCCAAAGGCTCTAGACTAAAGATCCAAATGTTAGGTTTTTTCATTAGTTTGTCTCGTATCTGTTATTGTATTGTGGGCGTGGGTTCTTGCCTTGGTAAGGCTTACGTTCACCATTCCATGCCTTTTTAGGGCGACGGCTCTTGTCAAAGTTGCGCCATACCCAACTATCGCGATTGTAAAGATCCGCTTCGTTGAACGGGTGCATTTCGATTCTACAGAAATCCTTAAATGCTTCCAAATCGTCAAAAATCTTAACGATGTCAGGACGGTTTTCGAAATAAGAATAGTCTTTGTAGTTTTTAGCCATAATAGCTTTCCTTTGTTTTGTTTAATATTGAATAAAAGAACCATTTTCTCCGTCTTCGGAGACCTCAATCCAAATCTCGCGACCTGGATACTTTTGCGTGATAATGTCATGTAATTCATCTGACATCATCTCACAACTTTTATAGTCAAGGCTTATAGTGGCACCTTGACCATTATACAGCGACTCGAGCCAGCGTTTGAACTGGATGAATTCGATGTCTCTGTCATTATGTTGCACATTGATCCACACCCGGAAATGGAAAATATGACGATGGGGATGACCCAAAAACGATACATCATATTCATCTCCTGTTGCAAGTGCTGGATCAGTTAAAGCCGCTGGATACTTGTGGATACCTTCCTTTTGAAAGGTAACCCAAATCATCTTAAGTGGGCGAATGTTTTGTCTAATAGTTGTGTTCATTATTCGAAAAGTTTACTTAGTGTTGAGTGTGACATGGCTTCAAAATCGTCCATGGCACCGTGGGAAATCCTAAAGTGGTATGAATTTGTGGCAGTGTTAACGTTTTCCAAATAGCCCCACTTGGTACCCGGAACATACGCTGGCATCCATTTTCCGTGGCAAGCACCATTTGTTTGTGATGCAGCTAGTGATGCTCTCGCTGTCTCATAAGCTTCTTCGATTAGATTTTGAATCAATCGATGTGAGAAGTCATACATTTCTGCGGATATAATGACATTGTGTTTAGTTTTTACTCTAAATTGTCGTTGGAATTTTTCTCGAACACGGGAGTTGGCGTATGGAGTTGCGATGATGTCATTAAACGTCATTGTGCAAACAGTTTGTGGACTAATTGCGTCAATGTCGCGTGATTTAACTTCAAAATCAAAAATTAAACAATCGACACCAGATCCGCGGTTAATTGGGATACCAATGGACTCTAGAAGATCTTCCAAACCCCTACCACTTTCACCAGCAAAGGTGGGTGGTAGGATTTTGCCGATTAATTTAGATTCAATACTATTGTGCTGCATAAAATTATAAATCAGGGTTAAAGTCTTTGCTTACGGTTTCACGTGCTTCGTCTTCAGCTTGGTCCATTGCCATACCTTCTGACAAGTCGATTTCTTCAATAATCCCGTTTGCCTTCATATTTTCGTAATGTGTTGTTGCGTTCATTACTTTCTTACCAATGTATCCGTGGTTGCCCAAGATTTCCATCCAGTACAAATTGTAATGATCAATAATTGCAAGCGCATCATCTTTAGTAGGTGCTGCAAAGATTGCATCAACAACATCTCTAAACTTATCCTTCTTTGGACTACCTTGGTATTCCATCATTTGTGGGAAACTACCTGCATCATACTGTCTGTTTGCTTCTTGTACTGCAAAGATATGCAAATAAACATTATGACCCATTTGTAGGGCATAACTAAAACTATCCCAGCTTGTACGACCAATTTTATCGATCTTATTTAGGTCTGGTATTACATGATAGTGTTCTTTCTTCTTAAAGTCAAACTGAACTTTATCGATTGCAATGCCTTCTTCAGCAGCAATCTCAGCATCAGTTTTACGAACACCATCTTTGTAGAAGCAAATATCATTTACTTCGCATAGCTCAGTAATTGGACTGTCTTCAAAGTTAGGGAAACGCTTTGGAAAGTCTTGCATTGCTGCATCACGGAATGAACGATGGTCAATAGCGTACTTTTTATCGTCCAAGCTCTTGATCATTCTATAACTCCAAGCCTTGTGGTCTGAGTACAAGTCTTCATCGTTATAATCAAAGAGATCAGTAGTTAAGTTCAAGTTTGTGGGAACACTATTTGGATTCTTACCAACTCTTGATTGATAGTAAATTTGACCGTTAGCAGTTGCCAAGAATGGACTTGCACAGTCAAAGCTAATTGTAAAATCAGGATTAACGTGCTTACGAATTGCTCGTTGGACGTCAGTCAATAACAATGCAAATTCTAATTTACTTGTACCAAGTACGTGCAACCAATCCTGCTTACCTTGTTGCATCAAACCGTCAAAGCGGATTTCAACAAGACGTTTTAACATCAAGTGTACGTCAGTTTTAGTTTGACCACCAAACGCCCAGCCATTAAAGTGCTTATCTGGATATTGATTTGGGTCGCAATACTTTTTCATCTTGCCATACCAATCATTTGCTTGTGCGTGATTGCTACCTTGCATAACGTTCAAGAACTTTGTACCACCATCATTTACACCTTTGCGGTGTTTGATGAAGTATTCGTTATTGTATTGTGTAGCGGCAACAGCTTCGTCATATGTACGAACACCGCAGACATCTCTTTCAGGAGTATTTGCAACCCATGCTGGGATATCAAGTACCATGCCGTAATTAGAAACACCATCGAGCCACTTTAAAACGCCATCACGCTTCTTCTGTGCATCTGCAAGAAGTTTGTGGTGTTCTTTCACTAAGTCAACTGTGATAGTTTTAGACTTCTTAGTTACTGGGTCAACAATAGTGCGTACTTCAGTGCCACGTGCAGTTGCACTAACTAATTCAGCGGCAACTTCTGCACTGTCTGGATCTTTCCAGTTACCTGGCCATTGTCCCTTGGCAATCTGGAATCCTCCAGAGTCACCTAGAATGATTGCGCTAGGATCACGATCGCGGACCATATCTTCACCTGGATCAGGTATAGTTAGGTCCAAGTTTGCGTGACCTGCAGAGTACAAACTCCACTTGTAAGGGAACAATCCTTTGTCAGGATTTAACCAGTTTAGCTCTTCCATATCTTTAATACCATCAGGGAGCCTTGCTGGGTCAACGTAGTCGTTGTTTACACGTTGTTTACCAATAAATGTGGCGTAGAAGCCACTAAGTGCTGGTAAAAACAATGCGTAATCTTTTTGTTTATTTGTTAAGTTATCTTTTGCCATATTAAATTAAATGCTGTGCTAATACCATACAACTAATCCATGCCCATATTGTGTTAAATGCAACTAGGCTGGGAAGTGCTTTTTTGTGACTAGCCCAAATTAGACCAAAACTAGTTATTAATGCTACCCAATATAGTTGCCATACTTGTATTCCAAATATTAAACCAGGAATAATAATGGCGGCCTTTGCGGCCCAACTAATTGCTTCAACAATATTGTAACTAGTCCAGTAACCTTTTTCAAACCACATCTTATAGCAGTTGCGAATATTTTCCCACCCGCAACCTCTATAAGTGAAGTATCCTATAACTAGGAACGCCAAGGTTCCTAGTGTAAGTTGATCAAAGCTCATTACTTGGTCTGTGCTGGTAAGATGTAGTCGTAAACTGCAATACCGCTATCAACACTAATTTGCATAGCACCTGCGTCTGAAATCTTCAAAGTGATATCACCACTTAGGTTTAAGATAGCTTGTACTTGGCTAACTGGCCATGCCCAAGTTTGCTTTAGTTTACCAGTAACGTTTGGTGCAAACACAAAGCTACCTTCGTGTGTACTTGCATCACCAAAGCTGAATACTAAGTTGTTGTCCTTAGTTGATACTTGGAAAACAGTTTCTTCACTGTGTGCTGCTGCTTGGAACTTCAAACGTTGGATAGCAGATACAGTTGGAGTTACTTCAATGTCCCAGCTTGCGCCACGGAACTTAACTGTCTTCAACTTTTCGTTGATAATTGCCTCGTTCATGAAGCGATAATCGTTCTTAAAGTCGCCTGCTGCGTTTTTAAAGTGAATACCAGTTGGCAGTTCAACATTGTTGCGTGTTTCCTTTACAACGTTAATAACTGCACCATCCTTGTACTCTGGACACTTTAAGTGTAAGTCCAACTTGTTTAAGTTTGGCATACCAAAAGTACCTTCCAAATCGCCAACTGGGCTCTTTGTTGTACCTTTAAGGATGACTGAACGGTCATCGGACATTGATTCAACTTCTGTTGCTGTTGTTGATGCGCTAACTTTAGCTAGTGGTAAGAATCCTAGTGAGTGTACGTGTGCTACTAAGTCTTGTAAAAAATCTTTCATAAAAATCTCCGTATGTTGTTATTTTACTACAGTTGACAATAAAGTCAACATTTTTGTTTTAATTTTGAAGGTAAATGTATCAAAAGTCGAATAGACTATTAAATGTATTACGTTCACTTGTGTTTTGAATGTTCCACTTTAATACACCAATTAAGTTATCCAACTTTTTATCGATGAGTACAGCTTCCATTTCATTGTGGTCAAAAGGTAAATCCTTAAACCACTGTGGCAAACGAAGTTCGTCAACTGGATATGCAACTGAGCTGTATTCCAGTGGATTTGTTTTCAATTTACACACAATAACCTTTGCACCGTCAGTAATGCCCATTGAGTACTTGTCATCGAACATTCTCTTCAGTGTATTCCAGTTAATACTTGCTCTAACGTGCCCTGGCATGTTAGCTTTACCTTGTTTAGCTTCTTTAGCTTGATACTCAGTAATGTTATTTGCACGTCTAGGAGATCCTTTCTCCCAACCTGGTCTAGATTTGAACTTTGTTCTAAATTCACTAATGAAATCTAAAACCTCGGATTCAAGTTTACCCATTAAAACCATTTCCAAAACATCACTTAAGAAGTCTTGAATAAAGTCAGGTGTATCTGAACGCTTGAGATCCAATCCCATAGCTTTAATCTTACCTGGCTTACCGTCCACATCACTGCGCTTGCCTTCTTTATCGTAGTAAAGAACAGCATAACGTTTCTTAGTAATGAACAATGCTTTTGAACCAACAATTTCACGTCCTGCTTTGATAACTTCACCGCGTGACTTCGGACAATGGAATGAATCCAACATGAATTGCGGGAACGTGCTGTTAACTTCTTCACCGATTTGGTCATACAATGCAACTACTGAGTCCTTTGTCCAAGGAATAACTCCCTTGTCAATGTCCTTTTGAAGTGTCTTATATGCTGAGAAGTAACATGAGTCAGTATCACCATAGATAATTGCTTTACCACGATAGTCATAATCACCAGTGATAATCTCATTAACTTTACCAGCCATGTGTCTAACGATTTGGCGGCCAGTGAGTGTAGTAGACTGCCCAATTCGTTTATCGAAGAAGCGGCATCCAGAGTTAAGAATAGCACCATACAAACTGTTCAAGTTAATCTTCTTAACCAACTGACGTTTGTCCCAGTATTCTTCTTCAATCTTGTTACCTGCTTTGATTGCTTCTTTAAGTTTAGCCTGCATTTCTTTACGTTCTGCATACCAACGCTTTAGCAATCCAGGGATAATACCTTCTTTCTCATAAGTGAAGATAGTTCCGTTAGCACTTAACATCCAAGGCTGATTACTTTCAAAAATTAATCTGTAAACTTCAGCGGCACTAACAACATCACTTTCACCGTTTTCCCAGTCAATGGTAATGTCGGTACCAATCTCTTGTGCCATAACTGCTTCGTACTCAATCGTACCAAACATACCTTCCCATGCTGCACTAAAGCTCTTGCCCTTAGCCATTAACGCTTCAATAGCTGCGTCTGTACCATTTGTGCGTAACTGACCGATAATTGTTTCTGGTCCCATGTTTAATGCACGAATGGCTGAAGGATAAAGTGAGTTAATATCTAATGAACCGACCCAATCTTGCAATCCTTCCTTCGGATACGCAACATACGCACCAGCAGCTTGACCTTCATCACGTTCATCCATCTTAATGCGATTTGGAACTTGGAAACCTCTGCGATGTGCTTCGTTAATAATAGCCTGTTCAGTTACAGCTACAGCACCCATTGTAGTTTGTAGCAATACTGTGTTTTCATGGGCAAGTGTGTTAGCAAGGTCGAGGAATTTTAGCTTCTTGTCAAGACGATCAAGAAGCGCACAGTCTTGTCTGTTATATTCAATGAATGTCTTAAAGTCATTATTGTATAACTGGTCTAAAGTGCCTTCGTACTGTGTCTTACGTTCGCCAAGCTCATATTCTGCAATCGCATCCAAGCGATAGCTATGGCGTTCTTCATATGTGTACTTGCGATACAATTCGAGATAGTCCATGTGTACACGGCCAATCAAATCATATGTTACTGCGTCCTTACCATATTTCTCGTATTCTCTACGTTTAGGAAATTGGTTAAACAAGCACAGACGTCTTGTATCTTCCTTGCTTAACGCTTTGATAACACGGTTAACGGTATATGGAATATCGAAACCTTCACTGTTCCAACCACTCAAAATATCTGCATCTTGGATAACATCAAGGAATGTATCCAACATTTCTGCTTCTGTTTCAAACAGTAATGTATTTGGGAACTCTTTTACGGCTTCCTTGGCTTGCTCCATAGTCATAGTCTTTGGAGGTACAGCCAAACAAACCATAGTTTCCATCCATTGTAGGTAGACAGCGATAGCAGTGATTGGCATAAAGGCATCGTCTGGTGCCGCATAGCCACGTTCTGGATCGAAGTCTACCTCAATATCGAAAAATGCGGTATTGAGTTTTGGTGCGTCTTGGTTATTGTAGTTTTCGCTTAGAGTAACGAAAATTGGATTAAAGTCTGCTTCATACATTGCCCGTCCACTATTAATGGATTGTTCTTTACGAAGTTCTTTTGTACTTTTACAAACAATTCGTGATAGTTGTTCACCGTAAATTGATGTAAATTTGCCCTTGGGGTCTTTAACATAGAACGTATGACGAATGGGGTAGTCTCTAAATTCCCTTTCACCTTTTGTATTACGTTCTACGACTTTGATAAAATCGTTCTCACGATCATACCATGCGTCTACGTAGCTCATATTGTAATATTCTCCATTGCGACTTCCGGCTCGCAAAACACCTAATTGGCGGATTATGGCCCGCCTTACCTTATACAGCAATATTTATTAGATACGTTTAGTGATATCCAAAATTGCTTCAACTTCAGCCCAATCTTCGTTGAACTCTGACCAGTTACCTTTGTGAGCGATTTTAATTGCTCTATTGATAACTGCTGGTTTGATTTGTAGTTCTTCTGCTACTGCTTTAACAGTTTCTTTTAAGCCTTCTTGCAAATCTTCAACTTCACGTAATACTGTTGAACCTTCGCTAATGAGTTGTTCTAGTTTCTTCTTTTCTTCTGGGCCGTATGCTCTTCCTGACATGTTAGTCTCCTATATATTTGCCTATTCTAAAGTACTTAGTATTAATCGTCAATGCCTTTGATATTTTTAAGGTAGAAAAACGGCACCCGAAGGTGCCGTTTTGTGTTAATTACTGTGCTGTTTTGTTTATAAAATCAGTAACTTGTTTAAATGCCTGTTCTGGGGTAATGTCACCTTTCTGGGATCTAATTAGACCAACTTGATCTTTGATAGCATCAACTGGCATACCAGTTGCTTGCCCTATCTTTTGAATCATCCCTTCCCATGCTGGATCAGGTTTTGTGGCATCTACTGCTGCTTGTGTCTTTAATGAATCTAAAGGCTTGCCACCAGTAATTTGATTAATTTGTTTTCTGATTACGTCCAATTGTGCAATAACTTCTTCGTCTTGGCTTTGTGCCAAGTTAGACATTAATTGTTCAATTTGATCAATAACGGCTGGATCAACATCAGTAGTAGTTCCAACTGGCGCAGGATCTTGGCCACCAGGAGTTTTTACTGGACCAGTACTAGGACCAGTTGTTGGGCCTGTTGTTGGAGATGTTCCAGAGTTATTGCCCATAGCGTAACCTAATGCACCAGCACCTAATGCTGTTTTAACTGGGTTTCTTGCTAAAATACCACCTGCTTTGGCACCGGCTACACCAGCTTTAGTACCAATGTCTGCACCTGGTTTTGCGCCCTTAATTAGTTTAGCATCCGCTGGATTCTTGACACCGTGCGCTACACCTTTACCTAACCCTTTGATTGCGTCCCATGCCTTACCGCCGTATTTTGCCAATCCACTGATTGCATCACCAGCCAAACCTTCGTCAAGAACATAGAATTCGTTCTCAGGTGTTAACTCGTATAGGTTACCATCTTCAAGGATGAAATATAATGATGATGGGTTCTGTGCTTCGTAAATCTTTGCTTGTAAACTGCTAATTTGTTCAGCAACTGTCTTAGATGCACCAGGTGCTGCAATTTTAGCTGCTGCAAATGTCTTGGGACCAGGAATACCGTCCGCTTGTAAACCATTCTTTTGTTGCCACACTTTTAATGCAGCTTGTGATTTAGGACCAAAAATACCATCTGGTTCTGTACCGATGAGCTTCTGTAACTGTGCAATTGAACCAGTTGCAACTGGGTGCTGTTCTGCCTGTGCTGGTGACGCAGTTGGGCCACGTAAATCACGGCCTAAGTTGAACATATCTAATGCAACTGCTGGCATCCAACCAATACCTGGCACCAAGCTCAATGCGCCTGATAATCCTGCAATACCTGCACCGAAATAGTCGCCCTTCTTGGCACGATCGTATGCATCAACTGCACCGAATGCTGCACCAACGCCTGGTAGTGCTTTACTACCAATTTTACCTAATGTACCTGTTGCAGATTTGGCTGCGCTTGCAACGCCCTTTGCTGCATCGCTAACACTGAATTCATTTAATTGATAACCAAAACTCTCTAACAATGCATCAGCAATAGAACTCTCTTTAACTGGTGCTGCTGGTTTTAATTTAGCAACTAAATCAGCTAATTGCTTTAATTGGCCCATTGCTGTTTCATGACCAGCTGCAAATGCATCGTTTTCTGCACTAGCTGATGATTGGTCTGTTACAGTATTGCCTGAAGCACCACCGCCAGTACCTAATACACGATTGATCCAATCTGGCTTACCAACTGGCGCTGGCATTTTGCCATCCCATTGCTCAATTGGTGGCAATGGTGGTGGTAAACCTGCTCTTTGGCGGACGATTTCGTCAGTACCAGTGTATTGTGCAGCCTTTTCCAAACGTGCCATTGCAGCTTGTGCTCTGCGGTAAGCATATACTTTGCTTGGGTCTGTTGGAGTAGGTGCGGAACCGCCTGCATTAACTGCTGCCAACGCATCTGCATTAGATGCCGCTGGAGCAACTGCATCAGCTTCGTCAATCTTGTTTAAAAGTTCTCTAAAGTTCATATTATTTCCCTGAATACATCTTATGATTGTTTGTGTGCTTGTTTACGTGAACACTTTGAAACTACATTGCCATCCTTTGTTTGGACACCAACCTGTGTTTGGTTAGCATAACACTTACTAGATGATTTTTTTGGTTTGATCTTTTTGCCTTCGTCAATATGCCAGCCATCTGCTTTTAATTGAGCGCGACCTTCTGGTGAAGACTTTAGCATATCCATATACTTGTGAAGTTTGCGAATAGCATCTTTTAATACTTCTGGATCGTTCCATTCTTCTTCACTATGGTGGCGTGGTCGGAATCCGTGTAAGTCTTTATGGAAATCTGAATAATAGCTTTGCAAGCCATCAACATCATAATTGTCTAATTCATCAGCATTTTCTGATAATTCTTCAGAGCCTACAATACTGTTGTAGTCGTCCATTGATAATGTTTTACCATCGTTACCTAAGTCAATTAACTTTTCAGCTACATTATGCAAATCCATATCAGTTTTTGCATCTTCTCTTGCATACTCAAGTAAACGGATTAACAATGGGATATCTAAAGTAACAGTGTCTTCATGGTCCATGCTTGCCGCAGCACCATCTGCACCGTAATTAATTTCATAATCATCATCAGCTGGTGACATGTTTGTCCTAGCACCACTTGGGCTAGTATGCCACTCTTCTTTACCTTCTCTCATCATTACACGTTCAGCGATAGTACGTGCGTATTGATTGATGAGTTGTTTCTTATGTTTCTTTTCTTGTAATTGCTCTTCTTGTACTTGTGCAAAGTACTTGTCAATTAATGCTGGTCTCGATTTCTTTACCGGTGCAGGCTTTTGGTAATGTTGCATTGCCATCTGCACTGGTAAAGACACTTTATGAGGATTTGCACCCTCAGTAAGTGTCTCGGGTTTGTTAGCACTGTTAACAACTGACATGAATTTAGCCATGTCAGATGCGCCTTCTACAGGCTTTGCAGCGGCGCCATCTAATGCCTGTAGAATACGCTTCATATCCATTGGATTACCCCAATAGACGCTTTGTTAACGCACGGATTTGGTCAGCTTCACTGCTTTCTTTTAAAACATGTGACTCACTACGATTTAAACGTGCCAATTGATCTTGCATACGGCTAAAATCTGTAGACTCTTTAACTGTCTTCTTAGAAGCCTTGATTGCATTGTCTACTGAACCAGCGTGTTCATCTTTGCCTGATTCAATTTTACCATCATGGTCGTAATCTTTGTCAGCCTTCTTGGCTGCTGCTGATTTTTCCATTACGTATGCTGTAGTTTCTTTGATGTTCTTCCACATAGCGGCTGCGGCAATTGCTTTACCTTTCTTACCACCACCTGCAGACTTGGCTACGTCACCAAATGACTTACCTGGTTTACCAATGTCGCCACCTGCTTTAGCTTTCTTAACAACAGCAGATTTCTTTGCCTTGCTTAAACCAGCACTTGGCTTAGATTCGTCAACTTTCTTTTCTTTAGCTTCTTTCTCTGCTTCTTTACCAGTGTACTTGTCACCTTTGACAGATGTAGCTGGGTGTTTCTTGCCTGACTTGTCAGTCCAAGTTGTTGGAGTCTTTGTAGCTTCGTCCAACTCTTTTTCTTTGGCCTTGCTTTCTTTCTCAGCACCTTTACCGCTATAGTTCTTACCAGCTGTGTGCTTTACACCAGTCTTAGTCTTAGTAGCTGTACCACCAGTTGCTGTTTTGAATGTATCACCTTCTTTAGAGTCTTTGTCGAAACCTTCTTCTAAATCATCTGACTTCTTTTCTTTCTTCGCATCATCTGCTGCGCCCTTGCCACTGTAATTCTTACCAGCTGTGTGCTTTACACCAGTCTTAGTTTTTGTAGCAGTTCCGCCTGTATGAGTTTTGAATGTATCACCTTCTTTAGAGTCTTTGTCGAAACCTTCTTCCATTTCTTCATCATCAGGGATACCATTGTTGTTCTTGTCAAGACGCTTACTAGCTGCGTGGAACGCTTTAGCTTGACGGTTGTATTTTGCAACCTTGCTCTTAACATGGTCAGGAACCATTGCACCTGGATTGTGTACAACACCTGTACCACCGCATTCTGCACATGGCTCATCACCACCTGAAAGTACACCTTCTTCGATAGATACTTTTTCAGCTTGTGCAACTTTAAGTGCTCTTACTTTTTCCTTAGCTTCATTTAAACGAGCTTTAAGAACTTTCTTTTGGCTTTCGCTTAATGTGTCGCTGTTATCTAAGTGATGACCGTACTCGCTAAACTTCATTTCGTATTCTAAGAAATGGTAAACGCTAGCAATGTAGTCAGCAGCTTTAGTGATTTTAGCTTGTACCCATGCTTCTAGTTGGGTGTCATCTTGAATCTTGTCACCTAGCTTAGATGCGTAACTAGCTAGTTTCATTAGATCAGCTTTTGCCATTGCGCCTTCGCGATCAATGCCACCTTCGTGGGCACCGACGACTTCTGGAGCACCAGCTGCTGGAACGCCCATCTCTGGTCCTTCCATTCCTGGTTCTGCAAATTCTGATAGTTTTCTCTTCTGAGTGGTCATGTTTAAACTCCGTATTCTTTATATTTAGCTTCTTTTGACAGTTCCGCCGCCGAATAAATTGGCGCCTTTCATGTCCAACCCGTTTTTTGCAGTACCGTCTGGGTTTTTCGGTTGTACGACTTTAGGCTGAGGTGGCGCTTTTGTGCCCGATTTTCCACCCCATGGATCACCAAGATAGCTCTTTTTGCCTCTTGCTTTTCCTGGGCTAAGTTTTGGGTTTTCAACAGTACCAATATTAACTGCTGCTGTTGCACCTGGTGTTGCACTCTCGTCTAAAATTTCTGAAATTTTCATCGTTTGTCTCCAAACCAGTGTTTAAACCATTCCTGGGTTCCTGGTTGAATATTTTGTTCTCGGGCGATTCGGCCCTTATCGTTTGTTTCAATTTTTGGCAATGTAGAATTGAGGTATTCTGCCAATACTGCTTCACTACCCAGCCCGCCCATTTGACTAGCTGGTAACATTTTCCACATTGGATCATCTGGTGCCAAATAGCAATCATCATTTGATTGCGGATTGATATCAGCAGAAGTGATTCTAACTTGTCTCATACGCCGTACTTGTTACGCTTTGGTTTAGCTACTGGGCTAACTTTATTTGTATCAGTTGGTTCTTCGCTCTTACCACGTTTGCTTAATTCTGCACCATCTGTTGGGATAGTTGCAAATGCTTGCATCATCATTGCATGTTCTAGATCAGTGTATGGAAATGCAACATTATATTTTTCAACCCAACTTTCTGAATCCATGTCAACTGGCTTGTTGCTTCTTCCGTCGGCCATTGCTGTTGCCATCATGATTCGATTTAGGTGATATGTTCTATCATATCCGCCAACGTCTCGGGAGATAATTGCACCCTGGCCAGCAGTAATTGCACCTGCTGGGATTTGTTTTTCTTTAGGCTTGGCTTCGGATATGAATTCTCTTGCTCTCATGATTAGTCCTTGTACTTGCCATCTTTAATATCTTGGCATACTACTTCACGAAGTTTATTACATACTTCCTCAAGAGTCTTTTCATCCAATGCATCAGGGAGTTCACGAATAGGGAACTCTTTAATGTATTTTTTGTATCCTTCTTCAACAGCTGATTTGAAGATTTTAGCTGCCGGCTTCTTTTTGCGCTCAGCGATTTCAATACACTTAGCAATGCCTGGGAATGTGTGACGACGATAGATGTTGTCGTCATGATTTAGGAAATGAATTAGGTCTTCAGCCAAGTCATAGTTAATCTCGCGACCCTCTTCTGTTTTGGTCACGAAGTCTTCATCTTTAAAGAATCTGCCTTCAAATAGTTCACGAATACGCATATATTAACCCGAGTTATAATATGGTATTTATCGTTCGAAGGCTATAGCTATTTCTTAGTGATGCGCTCTACTTTGGCAATAGTACTGCCTAAATGCATTTTCGCCACAAGGAGAACGTTGTCTCCTGTAAGATAAAAGTGTGATCCACCATAGCTCTTGGGTTTGAGCATGTCACGCTTACAACTCTTAGTTAAAAGTACCTTACCTGCGTGTGCTTCTGCCCAATCTACGAAACTACTGTTCTCAGATAGAGTTGAACCCATTGTTACCTTGTATTCATAGTCACGTTTGCTCATGACCACTATGCCAGCACTCAAAGTCACCCCTTTTGCTGGGCTACTTACGTATTTTACGTTGTTTTCGTCCAGTTTAACTAGGGTGTTTACAACTTTCTTATCATTAGTGTACACTGTGACCCATGGTGATTCAACACGAACTTCAACAAGATCGCCCATTCTTTTGAGTGCAAATGCTAAATCGTATGCGTATTTTAGCTCTTCTTTAGTCCTAATATACGCTACTCTGTACTTTTGATTGACATTGTTCGCAGTTAAATCAACTTTGTCAAGTTTACTAATGGCGACATCCATATCAGAACCTCTGAATACGGATGCCCCACTACATATCAGCACAACCTTGTGCTGATATTTCCCTCTGAACAGTCTAGTAGTTTCTTTAAGCTGCATTTTCAGTAGCTAGCAATGGAACTTTGGGTTCCTTGCTTTTGGCTACAATAGCGATCTTATCATCATCTACTGTAATAGTGGCCCAACCACCATTCTTTAAGTCACCAAACAACATCATCTTAGCAAGGTCACGTTTAATTTCCTTGTCAATAACACGTTGTAGCGGACGAGCACCCATCTTGGCATCAAAGCCCTTCTCAATAAGCCAGTCAATTGCTTCCTTATTGATCTTGATACGGATACTCTTCTCTTTGACTTGTTCCTTGAGCTCATCGATGAACTTGTTAACAATCTTAACCATTGTTTCCTTGCCCAACTTGTTAAAGGTAATGATACCATCCAAGCGGTTACGGAATTCTGGAGTTAAGAACTTCTTCAAGTCAGCATCGCTATACTCTTTCTCTTGCTCACCAAAGCCAATCTTGTTCTTCTCAGCTGATTGTGCGCCAGCGTTAGTAGTAAGAATGAGGATTAGGTTGCGGCAATCTGCTTGCTTACCATTTGAACCAGTGATAAAGCCGTTATCCATCATCTGTAGCAACACTGTTGCAACATCAGGGTGTGACTTTTCAATCTCGTCAAACAATAGTACTGCATTTGGGCATTCTTGGATCTGCGTAATCAACAAACCAGCGTTATCTTCAAACCCAACATAGCCAGGTGGGCTACCAATAAGTTTGGAAATGCTGTGTTTTTCCTGATATTCTGACATATCAAAACGCAAGAGCTTAGTGCCCAAGTGTTTTGCAAGTGCTTTCGCAGTCTCAGTCTTACCTGTACCAGTTGGTCCCATGAATACAAAGCTACCAATTGGCTTGTTTTCTGGTTTCAAACCAGCTTGTGCTACTAGGATCTTATCAATAATCTCAGTAAGAGCAGTTGATTGTCCATAAACTTCAGTTTGCAACTTATCTTGCAGTGTTGAGAGGTTATGACTTTCAGTTTCTGCAACTTGTTCCTGTGGAAGGTTAACAACCTTGGCAAGTTCATACTGAATTTCTGCTTCAGAAACAACACGAGTATCAGCAAGTTTCAAGTTAAAACGTGAACATGCCAAGTCAATCAAGTCAATTGCTTTATCTGGAAGCTTCTTATCAGCTTGGTATTTGACAGATAGCTTAATTGCTGCTTGTAATGCATCGTCCTTGATTTTAACATCATGGTGACTCTCGTAATACTTCTTGATTCCTTTAAGGATCTGCAAAGTCATCTCTTGTGATGGCTCGTCAACTGTAATACGTTGGAAGCGGCGCATTAAAGCACGGTCCTTCTCAAAGTGTTTACGGTATTCTTCCCATGTAGTGCTTGCAATAACCTTAATATTGCCCTTGGACAACGCAGGTTTCATCATGTTAGCCAAGTCGTTGGCACTATTGTTAGCTGAACCAGCACCGCTAATCATGTGTGCTTCGTCGATGAACAATACAGTCTTACCCTTCTTGCTCAGTGCTTTGAGAACTTGTTTGAAACGCTCTTCAAAGTCACCGCGGTACTTAGACCCAGCAAGCATAGCACTGATATCCAAGTTATAAACTGTGTAATCCTTGAGGAATTCTGGAACTGCACCCTTAACGATATTATAGGCAAGTCCTTCTGCTATAGCAGTCTTACCTACACCAGGATCACCAACAAGGATTACGTTGTTTTTACTTCTGCGACCCAAGCTCAATGCAATGTTTTCCAACTCATCTACACGGCCAATAACTGGATCAATTTTATTCTTCTTAACAGCATCATTCAAGTCAGTTGTGAATGACTTGAGTGCTTTATCACTTGCATCAGCAGGTGCTTTAATACCTTCTTCCTCACCATCTGTACCAGTGTTGAGGTAGTCTGCAAATTTATCTTTGTCGATTTCTGCTTGTGCAATGTAGTAGTGCGCCCAGCTACGCTTCTCACCCATCATGGCGAGGAAAACATCCGTTGGCTCAATACGTTGGCGTCCGTTAAACAAGACTTGTGTGAAGGCGCGATTAAGAACACGCTCAACGCTTTGTGTCTTCTTGGGTTTGACTACTACGTCAGAGATAGTGATCTCATTACACTTATTCTGGAGGTAATCCATAAGATTATCTTTTAACTTTGACACATTTGCACCATAACCTTGAACGGTATTAGTAAATGTATCTTCTAAGAGCATAGCAAATAGCAAATGCTCAATAGTTAAGTATTCGTGGTGCAGTTTTTTAGCAGTATCAATTGCTTTTTCAAACACTACTTGTAAATTATCACTAGGTTCAACCATTAGATATCCTTCTGTTTAATATGGGTTTGTTTAATCATTATACATTAAAGAATGTAAATGTCAAATTATTTGTTAATGGTTTCGTTTATAGTTTTGAGTTGGGCAACGATGGTCGGATCAGTGATTGCATTACCTCTAATTCTCACCACTGTAACAAAACGGCCCTTTTGTTTGGTATTCATATTAGTAAATCCACCGCCTGAGCTTGCAAACTCAACCCCAGACTCAACACCTGGTCGAATTTCCAAATCCATTGTTGATCCAGTAATCGTTTTTACTGTCTTTCTACAGCCAATCATTGACTCAATGGGATTGATGTCCAAAGTTGTGTAAAGGTCATCACCCCTACGTTCAAAGTTTGGATCTGGCATTACTAGGATTGTAACATTCAAGTTGCCACGTGGTAGTTGTGGAACTGTGTCATCCCCCAGCCCTGCGTAGCGGATTGTATCACCATGGATAACACCAGCTGGTACAGTAATTGCCACAGTTTGTGACTTTCCGCTTGGTAGTTGGAAGTTTGCTTCCAGCTGTTTTCCAATAAATGAATCCAATAAGCTGATTTGGCATTGGATATTCAAATCGCGATTTTTACGAAGTTGGCGGCCAAAAATATCCGCAAACGGATTTGATCTATGTCCAAATGGATCAAAGCCTCCACCAAATATATCATTAAAGTCTTGGAATCCACCATTGCCAGTGTGGAAGTGATGCTGGCGTCCACCAAACATGCGCTGTTGATCGTACTCAGCTTTCTTATTTGCATCACCCAACGTATCATATGCAACGCTGATATCCTTGAATTTGGCTTGGTCGCCGCCCTTGTCAGGATGATGCTGATTGGCTAACTTTCGGTAAGCCTTTTTAATTTCGTCTGGGCTAGCATTTTCGCTAACACCTAAAATAGAATAGTAATCAGTCATAGTCGTAGAAACAGGTCAAAGTAAACAAGTATTGTACTTTATTTACGTTGACCTGTCAAGTAGTTCAAATTATTTGGTTGGGACTTTCTCGCCTTCGACCTTCTTATGAACTTTGATAGTTTTGCAAGATTGCTTTGGTTTGCCTGCTTTGTCTTTTACAACATTGCCTGCCTTATCCTTAACATCTGTGCAAACTTCTTTCTTCTCACCGCCTGCGAATGCTGTAGTAGCAACGCATAATGCTAAAAGTGCTAATAGTTTTTTCATCTTTGTTTCCTTATTGTAATGGTTGATCTTCTTGTGGAACAATCTTCTTACCACTTGCTGTTGTTGCAATACCGCCACCAAAACCACCGCCGAAGCTTGGTGCTGATGGTGCTGGGCTACCAAAACCACCGCCGAAGCTTGGTGCTGATGGTGCTACTGGTGCTGGGCTACCAAACGATGGCGCACTAAATCCACCTGCTGGTGCGCTGAACCCACCTGGTGCTGGTGTTGAACCACCTGCTCCACCGTTGTTTGCGCCCGCTAGTTTCTCTTGTGTACGGCCCATTGCAGCAATACCTAGAACAGCACCCATTGCGATGTGGAATAAACCAGCACCTTGTAATGTTAATGGTTGCCATTGTGTGATTTGTGGTACGTGCATTACTGCTTGTAACAAACTCCATAAGATTGGGAATAAAACAAAGTCAGTCATACAGGTTAGCATATACATCCAACCCATTGCTGGACGCCATTTACTATTCATCCAGTCTTCTTTCTTCTTTTCACTCTCACTCATTTCTTTGACTTCTTCTGCCATAATTCGCTCCTAATTATGTATGTATTTATTAACTTCTTCGTGTTTTCTTCTGCGGTGCTAGTTGCGCTTGTATTTGTGCAGACGCTTTAGCACGTTCTTTAGTTTTCAACCCTGCTGGATTTACTACCTTTGTTGCTTGCTTCGATGTCTTACCTTTGCCTACTTTAGATTTGAAGTACCAAATAGCTGCCTTTGCTGCCTCCACTGGGTTTGATGAAAGCAATGATGGGTTTGTTACATAAATTCCTGGATTCTCAGGATGCACTGCTGCCCCCGCTTTTGCATAAAGCTCTTTTCCAGTAATGTGTAAAAATCCACGACCGCGATATTTCCATCCATCACCACTTGCTTCATCACCGTTTCCGTTCTTGTTAGCCAATGCTCTATTAGCCAAAGCTACGGGGTTTCCAACATATGGTGCAGCGTGTTGCGGTGTTGGGAAATTACTTGTAAAAACTTTGTAAATTCTAGTTGGGTCAGTATAGTTAAAGTTTTCAGCTGCCTTAGTCCAACTTGCGGTTTCAACCTGTGCTTGCCCAAGTAGGTTTGCCAAATCATTAGTTGCAGTAATACCCATCTTTTTTGCAATACTGATTAATGTTGGTTTGTGTGTACTTGGATCAAACGGTGTAGGTTCTGTAACAGCTTGTTTAACAGGCGCCGCAACTGGTGCTGGTGCAACAGGTGCTGCTGGTTTAGGTGCTGCAACTGGTTTTGCTGGAGCAGGAGGAATCTGTGGTGCTACCACAATTCCAGATCCGACTACATTTGGATCAAATTTTGCTTCTGCTAAAACTTCTAGAACTTTCATTTAATGTTTTCAAAGATTTTCTTTTGTGTTTCGTACCACTCATTCCAAGTGTCAACCTTAACAGTGCATTCGTAATATGCACCGTAGTTTTTTGCAACTGTGTTTGTTAACTCGCTTAACTTAACGTCGTCTTGGACTGTGCTTAATTGTGGACATGTTTCAACATTTGCAGGCTTTGCAGGAAATTTGGCTGTAACTGGAACTACGGTACTACAACCAGCAAGTAATAATACAACTAATAAGTATCTCATTTTAGTTCCTCATTCTTTGCTGCTGAGTTAAGTGCCTTAACTACTGGTGCAGGAATCTTGCAAGAGTCATCATACTTTGTAACTTCACGATCAACGTATTGTTTAATAACAAGACCTTTTTCACGAATAACTTTTACTTTTTCCTTTGACTTTTTATCTAATTTGTCGTTAGCATCTTTGGATTCTTGTTCTGCTTGTGCAACTTTGGCTTCCATTTCTGCAACCCTAGCTTGCCACTTTGCTTCGTTAGCAATACCACCTTCCATCCAAATACCAAATAATACGGCAGCAATGCCACCGTACTTTAATGGGATCTTGTATGTTTGTACAAACGGAATCTTACCTAATACAAATGCTGCGAATACTGCTGCAACACCAGTTAGTGTTAATAAATGCCAGAAAAAATCTGGCAATAAACTTAGCATCCACATTATTTGCCACATATTAAGCGCCTAATACATGCAATGCATGTTCGTAATGTTTCTTGCGATCTTCTAGACCAATTGTACCACCGTTGATACGTTTTGTCATTGTTAGAATGTCGCCGTTATCTGCGTATTGGTTTAGGTTGTTAGCTTCCCAGAACCAAGCAGCTGATTGTACGCAACCTTCAAATGTTGTTAAATGTTCAGCAGCTTCTTCTTCGCTAATTTCCAAACTTTGTGCATAACGTGTGTAGTTGTCTTTACCAGTTAATTGGATTAAACCACGACCACAATATTTGAAACCGTCACCTGATGACTCTGGACCATTGCCCATACGACCACCATAAACACGGTTAGCAATTTGTTCTGGGTGTCCAGCGTACATATTTGCTGTTGCGTCATCTGGGAAATACTTTGGGAAAATCTTGCGTAGTGTGACTGCGCGATAATTTAAATTCTCTTTAATCGCTCTGTAACCACCACTCTCGTGTGCTGTTTGCGCCAAGAATGCTGCAACACGGTGTGGTGTGTCAATATCATAGTCTGGCAAAATCTCGCATAGTGCTTCAAACCAATGATCAGCGTATGGATTCTTTCCAATAATCGCTGTAAACATGTCTTGTGTAAAATTAAATTTAAATTCGCCCGCCATTTTTATTTCCTCTGTAATGTGACCGCCCACCCGTTATTCTCAAATACAAATGAGTTGCCAATCTTGTTTATGTTATAGTTACCAATCACTTTGGTGAGGAACATGACTTCAGCCATGCTGCTACTTTCCATCATAATTGGTCCTGTAACTCGCTCATAGACATTACTGCGTAAACCACTATCAATAATATTGAATGTGATTGGACCACTGTATGTCTTTTTAAATGTAATTGACTCATCAACTACATTAATATCTGATGCCAAACTAGTACTAAAGAAGTTATCAACGTTATCCATCTCACGTTCTTTAGTTGCAATTCTATATGCTTCTTTATTCTTTGGAATAGCAGCACTTAGGTTTGAAACTGTTGCTAGTTCGCTCTTAAAACTTTTGAAGTAACGGAAACGCATTTCATCAAGTGCTGCTAATTTCTTAACACCCTCAATGATTTCCATAACTTGTTCACCAATATGTCGTGTACGCTCAATTTCAACGTATACTCGATATTTGCCATCATCCATTTCACCAGCACTTGCATCTGCATCAAGTACAAAACTAAAACCCATCTCAATAAAGTGAACTAGGTCTTTTGCAGGTTCTGCTTCGTCAACTGTGAAGCTCAATGTGCAGATATCTTCGTCAGTACCAATTTTGCTTTTGAAACTATCAATTTCAAAAACTTTCTTTACCATGTATTCTAAATCATCAGCTCTTAATGGCATTTTACATTCCTGTTGGAGTTGCGCCACCACCGCCACCAGCTGGTGCTGCTGGAGCCGCAGGTGCTGCCGGTGCTGCTGGAGCCGCTGCCGGTGCTGGAGTTTCCGCACCTTCGTTATTTGGCTTAGTATGTGTATAATCAGTCTTCATCTTGCTCATGTATCCTTTGTAGATATCAAAAGCAATTTTCTTAGGCATCTGTACTTCAACAATCCAGATAGGGCTACGATCTAATCTACCCTTCTTAGTACCAGGACGAATATCTTCCTGTGTCTTAATCTTTCTTGGTTCAACCAAGTGTGATTTTTGGTACGTAACTTTACAGCCTAATTCTGTTAATCGTTTACCAGCAATAGGGTTGGGCATCTTTGCCTCAGGCCACATGAATCCAACTTTGATCCAATGGCGATCCACTTTGGGACCGTACGCTAATTCGCCATCTTCCCAGTTTTCGTATACATATACGTCCATCTCGTCAAGAACTCGTTCGAAGTCCTTTAGAATAGCTAGACTGCTATTGTTTTCGTATAGATCTTGTATATTTCGTATAACATCTATGATATCGTGATGCATGATTTGTCCCAGAAACTTATATACTTATTTAGCTGGGTTCGATTCATAACGTATAGCTTTATAATTTGGGGAAAACAGTAAATAAATGTGTAGGACCTCTGTAGTAATCGAGGCGGTCGCTACATGTCCTACTTTCCATAAAGTAGGAGAAACAACTAGATGACAAAAAGAGTGAAGAAACGCTTTACATCAGACGTTAAGGTAATTGATTTTCAACCATACCTGCCACAAAAAAAGCAACGTGTGTCGTTACACGCACGAAATGCTAACCAAAAAATATACTTACAAAAACTACAAGATGAGGATACTAATATTGTATTTGCTATCGGCCCAGCCGGTACGGGTAAAACGATGTTAGCTGTTCAGCACGGTATTAAGTTATTTCAGGAAGGTATTGTTGATAAAATAGTTGTTACAAGACCCGCCGTTTCCGTAGACGAAGATTTAGGATTTTTACCAGGTGACTTAAATGAAAAGATGGCACCATGGACACGCCCTATTTTTGACGTATTTTTAGAGTATTATCAACAAAAAGACATCACCAAGATGTTGGAAGAAGGAGTAATTGAAATTAGTCCATTGGCATATATGCGTGGACGCACATTCAAGAACGCATACATTATTGCGGACGAATGTCAAAATACAACAGTTAATCAGATGAAGATGTTACTGACACGACTTGGCGAAGGATCCAAAATGGTAGTAACAGGTGACTTGGCTCAGGCTGACAGATTAAATGACAATGGATTGATTGATTTCTGTAACCTACTTGCCGGAAAGCAATTAAAATATATTGACATTGTGGAGTTTGATCATAGAGATATTGAACGTCACAATGCAGTTAAGGAGATATTATCGATCTACGGTGATTCATAAAAAAGGGGCTTAGAGCCCCTTTTCTATCTGTTCCACTTTTATTCCCGACTGTTTGAGGAAATGTATTCCATCTTCGCTGCGGTAAGCGTTACGGTAATAGACAGAATTAATCCCGCTTTGATAAATGAGCTTGGCACAATCCAAGCAAGGGCTATGAGTAATAAAGATACTAGCATTGAGACCAGACTCAGTACTTTTAGCCAGTTTTGCGATAGCATTTGTTTCAGCATGTAAGACCTCCGGTCTTGTTTTTAGGTTACCTGTGTGTACAGTTTCGTAATCGTCACCTGGTGCCAGTTGACGTGAATAAACTTCTTCGTACTCACAGTTGTTATCCCAGCCCGCAGGCATGCCGTTATAACCGATTGAAATAATCCTATCATCTTTTACAATGATGGCGCCAACGTGTAATCTACGTGCGTAGCTTAGTTCCGCGAATGTCTCCGCGGTTTGCATGTACGCTTCTTTTAACTTTAGTTTCACAGAGCTGCCAATCTAATTAAGGTTGCTGCAAGGTTAATTTCTGGATCAATAATCAATGCGTGATCCACAAGTCCTTGTTTGATAATTAGGATAGCTTTATCCTGTTTTGCGTCGTCACCAAACAAGCTGACGTTCTGATATAGCCATGTAAAAATTTCACCCATCTCATCTGGACGGGCTTTACCGCAAACTAACTTACGTGCTTCTTGGATTTTACCCTTCTTAAAGAGTTCAACCATCTCAACACGGTAGTCTGCCAAACCGCTATCATCCGCAGATGGCTTTAGTAATTTACCATTGATGCAATGTTGTTGCAACAAGTTTGTACATTTACGCAAGTCTGGGTACGTAACTTTAACATACGTATCCAATGTATCCAAGTCAAATTCAATGCCTTCTTCAACTAAGATAGTTGCTGCACGGGCTGTAAATTCAGTTTGGTCAACACTGCTAAAATGCATCTGTTGGAAACGACTATGTAACGCAGGAATAATCTTGTTAGGACTATTGCAAGTAAAAATAAATCTAGCATGGGCTGAGTATTCCTCAATAACACCCTTCATAGCATCCTGTGCTTCAGGTGTTAAACGATCACCCTCGTCAAGTAATACAACCTTAAACGGACCAAACGGAATCATACTAATAAAATTAGTAATGCGTTCACGTACAGCATCAATACCACGCTCACGGCTGGCGTTGATTTCCATAACATCATAGTCTGGAATTTCCAATTCGTGTAGTAGTACTTTTGCTAGAGTTGTTTTACCAATACCTGGGCTACCACTTAGTAGTAAGTGTGGAATACTACCATCCTTAACCCAACTTAAAATTGTATTCTTTTGATGCTCATCTTTAAAGACATAGCCGTCCAATGTTTTAGGACGATATTTGTCTACCCATAGTTCTTTCATTATTTGCCTCTTTTAAATGCGTCTGCGCCTATACGGCTGTAGCCTAGTTCTGACTTAATTTCTTTAATTATACTATTAGTTACTTCTGAATTGCGAGCATCTTTGAGCGATAATTCGTGCAAAGTGTTCGCATTTTTTCTAATGCGTTCAGAAAGTTTGCCTGGACCGATTTCTTCTTCAACTGTGCGGGCGACTTCATGTAACGCAATAACTGCATCAACCAATTTAAGATTTCTCATACTAGTTCTTCTATAATGCCTAAACACTCTGCCGCAATAAGCAATGCCCCTGCTAGGATAGTATATTGCTCAAAGTTAAAGGGTTCAACTGCACTCACAATCAAGCTAACCCCGGCAACAATGCGGAGAAAACTTTTTACAAGGCTAACATAAAAGTGGCCTTTGCTAGTGTCTTTTGGTTGAATTTCCATATAGTTCCTTACTGTTCAAATGATGGGCGAGCGAATGTTGACGGATCAAATGTTTGGTGGTCCACTTTGCCATGTTGACCAAACGTTTGTAGAATCTTATCATCAGGCTTGTCGTCACTGACCATCAAAATACCATTTGGGTCAGCACGTCTAACTACAAGCTCAGAACCATCTTCAAGTTCAATCGTTGCACCGCGGCTCCATCGGCCGTGCTCAAGTAGGATCCACTCACCAACTTTTACGTCAGTTTGTTCAGGTCCGATTGCCCAAACTTTGCCCCAACGATGGCGCACACCCTCGCTTTTGCCATCATCACTTTGTACGATGATGCTACCGATTTTGCGCTCACCAAATTCCATTTCCGTAATTAAAATATTGTTACGGATTGGTACGAGTTTACCTTTAACTACTGTCATTCGTTGCCTTCTGGGTCCATATCTTTTACATCTTTCTTAGATGCCTGTTTTACTACAGGTGTTTCTGCAATAACTGGTTTTGTTTCAACTTGGTTTGGAATACCAGTTCCTACGATTTCTTCACGCTTGCTAATAATTTGACCACCTGGTCCAATCTTATCACCACGGGCGTTAACACCCATATTGCCCACGGCAATAGTCATTTCATTTTGGTTGATAAGTTTTAGCATATCAATGTGTACGCCCTTTGCTGTACGATATACTGATTGAGGTAATTTAGATGCCATGGCATTCTCCGTTAATATACATACTTATCTTAAAAATTCCCGCCAGTCTAAATTATATTTTAACGGATCTATCATGTGAATTTCAAGTAAAAAGAGCACATAACTTGCTACGCTACTACCACGTCCTACTCCCCAAACGATGCCTTCTTTTTGCATAGTATCTACGAAATACTTTAACCATCTCAAAAGGTCTAACATATTTCGATTACGGAATTCTTGGAGTTCTTCTATGAGCCGTTCATAGTTTTCTTTTGGACACACGCTTACTAGATAAGCCTCGATGTCCATATTCTTATATTCGTCAGGCATGAACCAATCTGCCTGCATTGCAGCATCATATTCTGGTAATGGGAGATCGTATTCGTCCAGAGGTAGCCAAAATTGTAAATTGGAACTCTTTTCTAATTTAGAAACGTTGTCGCTAATGTCGACAAACATGTCGCTGGTTAGCTGATGTCCATTGTACATGGCATCAAATAAATCTTGTTCGTTGAATATAGGATTACTAAACGGATCTAGGCGCATAGCCTATATTTTAGTCTACCTTGATGAGTTTGTCAAGCGATTTATCGCGGCTGTCCATCATTTTCTTGAGCTGTTCTTGCCTGCGTTTGCTCAATTCTGTATTGTAGTCTTCTAATAATGCTGCCATTTGATTACGCACTTCCATATTATGTGTTTGAAAGTACTTGTTAGTCAAGTATTGTATTTTAGATTCCAATTCAGAATCCTTGAATACTGATAAATCACCAGATAATGGATGCATTAGTAAGTTCCCACAACGTTAAAGTATACGTGATCACCTTTGTCAACGGTCCAAGCATCAATGACCACCATTTTTGTACTAGATACCTGTAATGGCGATGGGAAGCCAACTTCAAAATAGTTATGTCCACCGTCAGTTCTTGTAAATGTTGCTGTTCTCAAAGTTGATGACTCACCAACTAGAATTAATCTTACTTGAGAAACTTGATTGTCATTTTGACTCCAATTTCCAAAGATAAAATTGTAACCATTTGATGAATCATTTAGAACGAACTTATGTACTGGGCCAAGATCGAGGTCAACGAGGTTATCAGTTGATGTAGTGATTGTTTGTCCACGGTCTGCAAAAACAGGACTAAGTTGTGAAAACTGACCATTCTTAATCAAGTTTCCATTCATGTCATTGTCTAATGATGAATTTTCTGTTAGCTTTGATTTGAATACGGCCTTGGCTTGGATATCACTAATTTCAGTAGCTGCGATAGATAATGCGGATTTGATTTCGCTAAAGTTATCGTTAAACCCACGGCTGTCGTTATCTCGCCCAGCTACTGGGAATGTAGCGTCAATTCCGCTTGTGTCAATTTGGCTCATAGTGTTGTCCTGTCGTTTCTAAATACGAGATATTTATCACCCACACTTCCTGTTACGGAATCTATGATAAATCTCTCAATTGTAAAGTCAATGTTGCTAAAATCAAAGTTAGTATTGTTGATGTTCAACATTATGTCGGTTGAGTGTCCAACTTTGCAATAACAAAGTGGCACTGCTGGAATAAATCCAATTTCTTCTTTTGTTCCTGGCTGGATTGTACGCATCCATAATGGTAGATAATTTCTTTCTGATAATCCAGTATTAAACAAGTGCTCACGCCAATTTGAAATGCTGTTAGTGTAGTAAGTTTGGCCATTGAAAGTATTGCTAGATGCTATCTTAGTACCATTTGGTTCAAGTGGATCGCTTAATTGTGCGTAAATGACCTCGTATACTGATTCACCAGTTTCAGGATCAACGGCCACTGCTGTCTTAATGGAGTCAAAATAGAATTGCTTGCGTTTAAACCCATTTTCCATCGCAATTGCATACGTTGATAGGCTTTGTGTTTGAATGCCACCAAAAACCATCATGCGTAAATTTGTTTGCACACCAAAAGCGGGGTCGTTGACTCTGTAAATTTTACTTGGTGTGAAAATACTAGTGTCAGTAATAAACGATGACCAGTAATCTCGTTGATTAGCATCCAAGAATGGCTTTGCATAGATATTACTGTAATGTACTGCATTCGGTGTATCAATTAAGATAGTAAACTCTTTAGATTTTGCGCTATATTGATATTGGTCTGTTGCAGATACTGTAAACTTAAATGATCTGTCAAATGTAGTTGTGTTATTATCAAAAACAGTAGTACCACCATCAAATGTAATCAAACCAAGCTCACCAGTTATGTCGTTATAGTATTGTGGTACTGATCCGATTAATTCACCATCGTAACTCAACGATAAACCTGGTGGCAATGTTCCACCAACTTGTTCATAAATTACAATTGCCTGTGGAATTGAACTAGTGGCATCTAAACTTAAAGTAGAAACGTAATCAGCATCTAATGGACCCAGTGTACTTGAACTATTCCAAATAATTTCACTAGTAATATCGCCCAATAAGTCAATAGTAAATGTTCTAGATGATACGGCGGTTTCGCTACTCAGTACGTATGCCCTAATAGCTGTAATTGTAAACTTATATTCAGTTGTAATTGCTGGTTGGTATGGAACTCGACCATATACTTCACTAGTAATCACGTCAAAGCTCATGCCTGGTGGCAAGCTGCTCAGTGAACCAATGTAGAATGTAAATCCATTATCAATATCATATAACAATGGTGTTGTTAAACGCAGTCTATATCCATCCGTGATAGTTTCAACTGAGTAGATTCTGTATACAGTGCTATCATTGATGTCAAGATAGTTTAGGAAGGTAAAATATTGTCCAGCAGTTGGCGCAGTTGATGCATTTGTGATGGTCAAGTATAAGCTACCTGCGTGATTGTCAGTGTTTGCAACTTGGAAAGTGGATGCATACATTTCCATATTAGTTGCTTCTAGGCGGTAAGTAGTGCTTTGACTGTCATACAATGCAACAGGAATAGTCAAATAGTTATTTGCTCTATGAGTACCCAAATTGCTGTCGGTTAACCATACTGGTTGTTGCAAGAATGTTGAATCGGATGTAAATTTACCAGCCAACCCATCACGCATCGTCGAGTCAGCTCTAAATGCATCAGGATCTGCAACAAAAATTTCAAATGTTCTATAATTGAAGTTAATACCATCTGTCACTGTGACTATAAAGTCGTATGACATTGTAAAAACGTGTGGAGATCCAAACGGTGCCACAAGAGCAGGTCCCACAAAACCATTTAATAATCCTGATTCTGACAGTGTAATACCTGGTGGTAATGTTCCACCATTATTATCTATATAAAAACTTAATGTTTGTGTTGCAACTGGGTTCATATCCAGTGCTTCAATCTGATAGCTCATGTAACTACCATCTAAAACATAGAATTGTTTATGAACACCCACTGGTAACTCCCCAGCTGGGGTTATAAATTCAGGAACAGCAACATTGCTAATTTGCATAGTGAATGTTCTATCTGAAAACCCATCAACATTTGATGCTCTGATACAGAACTCATAATCCAGTACGTTATCGTCAACGTATGGACTTCCTTGGATACTTTCTCCAATGATGAAAAGCCCATTTGGCAATGCACCTGAAATAACATTAAAAGACGCACCTGTGCCCATCAACACTGGAAGTTGAATATCAATGTGATTTCGCTCTGGGAATGTGCCCAGTGAGTATCCAGAAGGCTGGGTCCACACGTTTAATGCCATAATTTAATCTCTTTTGTGTATTTATCTCAAATCGAACAACAAAATCTCACTATCTACGCTAGTAATACTCAGCTGAGTTTCGTTAGTAAACGCATACCCATCTCCTTCTATGAAAGTGTCGCCATTAACTGTCCCAGTGCCTTTAACAACGTAAAGATAGTATCTACGTGCATCATTAAGTGTGTAGTTAAATGATTCTGTAAAAATACCAGCTAATAAACGGGCATCTGCTCTAATAGGTAGTTCGGCTGTGATATCGCAGAACTTGTTTAACTTATCTTCACGAGTAAACTGATGCCAACCGTAGTTAGGGGCTGCATCCTTTTCATCACTGCGAATCCATAGCTGTAAGTAGCGCACAGGTTTATCACTGGCATTGCCTTCGCTGTGAAACATACCTGATCCTGAGCTCATACGTTGTACAGCACCTGAAGGTATTTCTATGGTCCGTGTGTCATCAATGTGATAGCACGGCCCGTCTACAACATAACCAAAGATTTCTCTGTTGGTGTGTTTGTGTCTACCAACATGGTATCCAGGTTCTACACGATCGTCATTGATGGTTTCCAATGCTCCAAAGTTCATATAGTCAAAGTTGAAGTACTCTTGAAAATGAAAGGTCCTATAACTTAATATAGAACCTTTCTTATCAATAACGCCTCTAGTGTTAGCAGGGCGTTTTTTGATCATATTAGCAATCGAACCAGCTGTTGTCTTCAGCGCCAATAATTAGATCAAATCTATAGACAATACGGATCTTCCAACTTTGACTCCAATCGTTGTCAGTATTATTGTTATAGAATACAATACCATTGTCATCAAAGTTGTTCATCGGATAGCAACCGTAAGAACCTTTGTTATCAGCATTATCTTGTGTATAAGGATCGTATGGGCTGCGTTGATAGTTACCTAGTCCTGCCCAACCAAACTGTGTTATTAAACTTGTGTTAGCGCCACCGTTACCATTTTGTCCAGGTGCCTTGAATCCTACCATGTACAACTGTCCTTGACCGCCTGCTATACCATTGCCACGACCTGGGCTATATTCTGTAGCAATGTCATCTTTCCAGTCAAACCACTTGTAACCGTTGTTCCAGTTATACTGTGCGTTATCTGGACGATAGGTATTAATGGTGATTAATGTAGTATGTTTGTAAAAGTTAACTACAATGGTGTCACCTTGGTTGTAAGTCCAACTGCCATCGGCTTTATTAATCCAGAAGTTACCGTTGTTGCCGTCACTGTTGCCATACCAGTAAAACACTATTGGGTCACCACCGTTGATAGTTACTGTACCACTTTGTGCGATATTGTTGGTATAGTATTGAGCATCGTACGGATTCATACAGTCAGTGTTAAATGTTGGATAAATCGCATTAGGGATAGTCAAGTACCAATTATTTTCTTGTGTATCAACTGCGGTAAACTGGAATGTAGTTAGTGTAATAGCATTTGTTTGGATAGGAACACCATCAAATGTAAATGTCAGTGTTCCATCGTTGTTATCGACAATGTTAGTGATGTTGCGTAGATTGCTGGCATAATCACTAGTTGATTGGAAATCTAAACTGTGTTTAGATAGTAGTGCTGGATCTGCCAAATCATATAGTGTTGTACCAGGGCTTCCGTCGCCTAGCCAAGGAGTATATGTAACATTAATAGTTACTTCGTTGCTAGGTCCTGAGCTAGTTGTATCTGGATAGTACCAACCGTTGTTGTCATAATAACTGCCAGTATAGGTAGTACCTTCCGACCAGTACTTACAAACGATTTGATCACCGACGTTAAACGGTACAGGAGCAGGAGTTACATATATACCATCGGCTGGATTAGTTAATCCGTTATACCAGTTGCTGTAGTTTCCTGTTTCGTAGTCGCTCTTCATGTAGAAGTTAATGTTATTGCCACGAGTGTTTGTCAACCATACATCAGCGATTTCTGGAGTATCTGTAGCATTAAATGTCAAGTTGCCGTTACCAATATCAACAAGCATAGCTTCTGTGATAGTGATATCAATCTTCATATAACCTTCTGTACGGAAGTCAAACTCTTTCTTACCTTGTACACGAACTAGGTGATAAGTTTTATCATCTACACCGTCTTCAAAACCTGTAGTAAAGTCGCCGGCGGCTGCGGAACCACCTGCGGCATAGTCCAGTAAGTTCCAGCGTGTTGTGCCGTCACCGTACTTGACTTTATTTGTGTTTGTTTCTAATCCCGGCTCGCCTTGGGCTAGTATAGGATTTGTCGCGGTCCAGTTTGATGATGTATCGCGTCTTAGTTGAATTTTGCTTGACATTTAATATCTCCGATATCTTATTTATTTGTTATACTAGTCGTTCCATGACGATAAAGTTGCCCTTGTAACCGGGCCCAATACTTAGGGTGATTCTATAGAATCTACCGTTAGTTAAATCTTGTAGCATATATTGTGCGTAGTCGTTAGCCCAGGGAAAATCCCAACCAAACGGCTGTTGCCAAGTTGTGGTTAGTGTTTTACCTTGAAAGTAGTTAGATCCTACGTTGCCTACACCGTTGGTAGTCCAGTAGATAATACCGCTAATGTTTACGTTCATAGTTCCAGTTGTTAATTTAAACTGTAATGAGCGTGGACTTGCTGTGTTTAACTTTACAACAATAGTATCTATGGTAACTTCAACACCGTCATCTACGCGAACTCCTTTATATCCAGGAAGTCCTAAACCTTGGGGACCAGCGGGTCCTGCCACTCCTTGCGGACCTGCGGGGCCCTGAGCACCATCTTTACCAGGTGCTCCGTTGATACCGTCTCGGCCGTCTTTACCTGGAACGCCTTGAACTCCTTGTGCTCCGGTTTCGCCTTTAGGACCTTGTGCTCCTGGAAGTCCGTCTTTGCCGTCCTTGCCATCGATTCCTGGAAGCCCATCTTGTCCGTGGACACCATCTTTACCATCTTTGCCGTCCTGACCAGCAGGACCTTGTTCTCCACGTAATCCTCTTTCACCTTGTTCTCCTTTGTCGCCTTGTGGTCCTGGGATTGTAACAACACCTTCTATATTAACACCTTCTATAGCAGTTGCTAGTGTTTCGAAGTTTTTGTTGATTTCTTCAGTAAAGGTATCGAGTTTAAGATAACTTGCTACCTTTACTTTGTCTAGTTCTATTTTATTAATCATATTAGTCCTTACCAGCTGTAGCTGTTAGTTTCCCACCAGTAGCGTCCATAGCCGGGTTCTTCAATCAGTACATAGTCTCTATTTTCGTAGGTATTGAGTGTTACAGTATTGTATCCGTTGTTTTGATCAATAACTAAGTCTAAGTTTCCGCCATAGCAGTTAATAACACTAACCTTAGATCCTAATGGACCATCTACTGGTAATACAATCAGTTGATTAGGTGTATCATTGTATCCGTATTCTGGATATACAAAATAGACACTGGCAGCATCAGTAATGATGTTATCTTGATTTGCTGTTGTGGCATTGACAATGATAGTTTTCTGTCCGCTGTATGCGGCCACTGTACCGTTAGGTAGTCTCAAGTTGCCATCAACACCAAACTTGTAGTCTGTACTGCCCATATGTACTGTTAGGCTATTAGGGATAACTGTTGATGTACCGCCAATAGTTGCTGGGAAGTACCAAGTACCTGCTATCGGATTATTGCCGCTAGCATCACAAGGTGTTATCCAGAATGTCTGAGAATCTAAAACTTCTAAATATACATAACCAGTTCTTGCTGTGCTACCGTCGGCCCATGTTGCTGGAATAGCCATTCCTGGAGCACCACGTAGCATTGCCGACAATGCAGTAGTGTCCCAGTCGCCAAACTGAATATACTGCCATGTACCGTCAGTTGTAAATCCCGACGGGGTTGTAGTCGGATTGTTTTGTCCAGCACTGCCATAAGTCTGCCAATCATTAATAGATAGTGCTATGCTACCTTCTGTTACAGTAGTTTCATCTTGTTCTATTAGACTACTGTACTTCAAGAAACCAACACTGCCAGTTTCAATAGAGTTGGCAATTGACACAACGCCATTGGCGCCTACTGTTATATTGGCACCTAGGTCCTTATTAGTTGAAATCTTTAGGTCGCTGATAACTTCTGCTGAGTAGTCCGGACTACTTAATGTTATAGGATAGTTAGTTAATGATCCACTGTAAGTTGCTCTGTTGCTTGGAGGCAAATCTGGACAATCGTAAATGATACTAGTAATCGTAGCAACGTTACCGTGCGTATCTCTTGCTGTCCATCCTGCGGTTACTTGATATGTCTGGCCGTTAATAGGCAAGTCTAAATAACCCGGAGTGTAGATTGTTTGATCATTAATAGCATTAACTACAGTTGTAAATCTAGTACCGGATTCTGCTTTATAATAACCTTTAATCTCAGCATCTCTTGGCATGGTAACATCGCCAGTGCCTGCGATGGACAACACTTGATCGCCTGCGGCCAAGTGTAAGTGTCCTGCGTCACCGCCGTTAGCTGGAACTGCTGTACCTACAGTGATATCCCCTGTCTTAGTGATTAGGGTGGCAAATCCTGAGCCCGGAACTACTACGCTGTTACTAAAGTCTTGAGCAAAGTTGTTAGAGTCAGTGCCGTTTAATAATACTTTAGTTTCTGAACCTGTAGCCTGAGCCGCGTCAGTTGGTAACGCAAAGTTACCGTTAAACGCACTTGCTCCAACATTTAATCTAAAGTCACGGATATAACCGGTCCAGTAGTTATTACCGTCGCCGCCAGTGCCGATAACTAGGTCTCTGCCCATCATATCAATGTTGATAGCAGGATCAGGAGTCCATGTGTTGTAGCAAACACCGTTGGCATATAATGATACAACGCCGTCAACACGAGCGATGGCAAGATGGTTCCAAGTGTTTAGCATCATGCCGCCAGTAACACCAAAACTGTAGTTATCGCTAGCCAACCATGCAAATAAAACACCAGGCTCTGAACTAATGCCTAAATGCTCGCCACTATCACCTACGCCGCCGGTCCATGACCCAAAGTCAAATAATCGAGGATATGCAACCATATCTTTCTGATATACCCAGAAGTCTACTGAGAAATCTCTAGTGCCAATCTGGAAGTCATCGCTGTAAGGAATAGTTAAGTTAGTACCGCCTCCGACACTTATACTACCGATAGCTGAATCAAATGGTGTGCTTGTGCTATAACCTGGAGGCGATATAGTAGTACGGTAGAACGCATAGTGTTCACCATTAGTGAATGAGCTAGTACCATAAAGAGTGAAGAATCGATCAAAACGTGTGTCTCCACTGGTTGGGTTTTCAACCACATTAATGTAATCAGTCCAGTTTTGATCTAGGTTTACCACGCGATCGCTTTGACCCATGTAATAGATATTAGGAATATATGCCGCATTCAGAATGTCTAACTTAGTCTCCGGATTGTCAATGCCTGTAGTGTTATATGGAGTAGTTGTACTTGTACCATAAGCGGCCATATAACCCTGTACTATTTTTGGACTTGGGCTTGTGTCAAGATACGGATTAACATCATTGTCGCAGGCTAGCAATAACACAGTATCGCTGTCTGGAGTAAATGTTGCTGTTGGTACTGTCAGCGATGACAAGCCAATATCGTAACGAGCAACACTACTTAAACGAATGTTGGTCATGTAGCCGTTGAAGTTTTGTGGGTTACCCAACAAGCCTTCACCAATAGTTAATATATCACCTAGTGCAGAATCTGTTACCTCGTGTGATGTAATGGCTGCACCGTCAAGATATAATGTAACTACAGGACTTGGACCACTAGAAATGTTTCTTACTAGAGCAATGTGGTGCCAAGTGTTAAGAGACACCTGTTGGCTAAGTTGTTCTATGCCGTTACCAAACTTGCCCCATAAGGCTCCGTCAGTACCAAAGTGTAGAACAAACTCGCCACTGCCAACGCCCATAATACCATTATAGTTGTTATTTTGTCTTGGATAGAAAAAGCACTCTAGTGTAAAGTCGCCGGAGATATTAAGTCCTGCATCCTTAACAGTCATTGAAGGAGCATTACCTTTAGCACCACCAGTAAATTCTATACTTCCTGGGCTAAATGGATCGGCGGTGGCATAAGTTACGCCGTTGCTGGTAACAGTTCTGTTAGTGTATCCACCAAAGATATCCCAGTTGGTTGAATCGACAGGAACTGCAAAGTCCTCGTCCTCATACAGCTCATAGCTATCACCGCTCAAATATTTTATATGGTAATAGTTGTTGTTTAGGGCACCAGTCATATTGCCAGTTACACTGGTAATCTGTACCTTAGAACCATATACAGCAATCTCATTATTAAGATCTGAAGTTCCACTGACTATGGTAACAACTGCGGGATTGCTGCGACTAACGTTGGCAATATTTACAGCAATGTCAGAAAAGTCGCTAGCACTAGTAATAACTCCATCACGTGGGACCGTTATTTTTCCAAGGGCATCAAATGTCCAGTTAGCGACACCTACACCATCTTCACTGGCCTGAACTTCTACACCGCTTAGTGCCGGTAGTTTAACATAGTTTGAATCATCACCTAAGAACAAATCAAACGAGCCAGCTTTGTTAATATGGAAATGAGTAGGTAAGCCTGGAGCTTCTAAGTTAGCACCAAACTGTACAGTACCGCGAGCAGTAGTCATCGCAATACCGTCACCTACAAATACTGTATCTGTTACGCTTTGTCCCGAAGTTTTTAAAATAGCAACGCCGCCTTGACCCGCTAGAGTTAAATCTCCCATACCTGGACCAATAACGTGTCCTTGAGGGAATGTGATGTTAGAGTTGTTATCGAGTAGAACACCGCTTTCAAGTAGCACACTACCATTAGAGTTTAGTGTTAAATGACTGCCGTTGTTTGACAAACGATTTGGTTCTGCTTGAGGTGCAGCCCCAGAAAACGGTAGTTGGTTCCAGTGTGTGGATCCATCACCGTACTTAACTTTGTTAAGGTCGATGTCTAGACCTGGTTCGCCATCGTCTAGGATAGGATTAACACGAGCCCAGTTTGCTGTTGTGTCTCTTCGTAGTTGTATTTTGTTTGCCATTGATTATGCTCCACCGCCGTCTAATGTAGTTTGATTTGATTCAGTAAGTGTGTTGCCACCGTCATATACTGTGCTTAATGTGCCAAAGCGTGTTGAACTAAAGCCGCCATCAACATAAGCATATTGTGCGTCATATTTAACACCTGCTCCACCGCCGTCTAAGTTGATAGCCTGTTGAACGTATGCTGTTGTTTGTTTAGTACCATCTGGGAACTGTACCTTACCATCCCCTCCAAAGATCCAGTTGTATTGTATTCCAACTCCGTCATTGTATGGGGCATCCGGAATCTTACCTTTACTTGTAGTAATCATCAAACAGTTTTCATCACCGTTATCTGTATTAGCAGTAACCGCAACTAGTTCTTCGTGTCCATTAATAGTGTTATCGCCTCTAAAGACTCTTAACAACTGTGACTGACATTCAAATGGTGCTGCCGTTGTTGGTTGTGTTGGGAAGTTTTTCCACTGGATGCTGGTCCAATAGTTGGCACCGTCGATAACAAGATGTGTTTCATTGTTAGTGCCAGCGCCACCAATGACAACATTGCCATCTATTACTAAGTTGCCATCGCCGTTGATAGCAGGAATCATTTCCCAAATATTAGTAGGACTGTTTGCTGTGTAAATCAACGTATATTCAGTGTCTGCCGGGAACGCAAAAGAATCGCCCTGCGGTCCAATGTTGAACCAATAACCTTGTTGTCCTTCGTAGTCACCTGAACTAAATGTTACTGAGTTAATTTCTGTAACTGTAAATGTTCCACTTAAACCCTCAGCATCAACTGTTACTTGCCATTCGCCAGGCATGTTAGTATTAACAAGAGCAGCAATGTCCGGGAAAGCGGATGTTGCTAGACCAAAGATAACACTTTGATTGTATGACTGCCCAGTGCTGTAGTCTTCGGGAGTAAACACATTAGAAGTTAGTGGCTGACCTGCACCGTAGTTGTGTGTGGATAGATATAACGTGTTATCCGGGTCTAATGCTAGTGTTCCTCTTGTGTCACCCTCTGTTCCGGCAGGGAAGTTAACACTGCGCTGTACAACACCGCTACTACCGCCGCCTGTAGCATCGATTCTTAAAATACCTTGGCCTTCTTGCCCCACGTCAGTTACTACTAAGTTGTCGCCAAACTGTAACTCTGTGACGTTAAGCCACGTGTTAGCGTTGTTAACATTGTATACTGTAAGAGGATTACCGCCTCCACCTGTACTAAATTCGTATTCAGTATCTCCTGCCTTCATGCGAGGACGGAATGGAACTTGAATCCAATCTTGTGGAACTAATGGACGATCACTAGCACTACCTGCACCAGCATAAACATACATATCATTGTTTCTGGCAACAACTGATTCTGCTTCGCTATATGTTCCCGCACCATTAACTTGGATGTTGTCAATATAACCTTCATCATCTAGGTTTACTGTGTAGTCAGCAAAGTAACTTGTATCTGATTGTGCAACAACGGCTGCATACAATGCCGCATCAAGAGCGACTGGGTTGGCATTATTAAATTGCTGCGTTTGGTTACCGTGATCATCAACTTCTTCAACAGTGTATCCTGTACCACGAGTTAAACCTGGAAGTACGAGTTTACCAGTGGTGGATTCTGTAATAATACTGCTACCAACTGAGATAGAACCTGGACCAACATAAATGTGGCGAACACGATTTGTTGGAGTACCAATGTCTTGTATATTATCTGTTCCTGGAACAAGATTGCCAAGATTATCAAACGTCCATGATTTGGTGACATTAGTGGCACCACTTGTAATACTAACTGGGCCATAAAGGTTATTAATCTGTAGTGCATCTGCGGTACCGTTGCCTGGAACAACTACAGCACTTGTAGCACCATGTGATAAGTCAGCGTTCTCAATAGTTACACCATTAAGATCATAGATAAAGTCCGTGACAAATCCAATATTACCAGTGTCTGCATTGCCGCCCGCAGGACCTGTAGCACCAGTTGGACCAGTTGGTCCAGTATCACCTTGTGGGCCAGTTAAACCACGTGGTCCTTGAGCACCCTCTGGTCCTTGAGCGCCTGCTGCGCCTGCTGGCCCTTGGATACCTTGGAGACCATCATTACCTTGTGGCCCTTGTAAACCACGCGGTCCTGTTGCACCCACGTTGCCCTGTGGGCCAACGATTGGACCAATGTCATTCCATTGTCCTGTAGTTAAATTCCAAAACCATAAACTGCCATTTGCGTGTGTAATGCCGTCACCAGCTGTTACAATCCAGCCATGTCCAGCAAACGTATTCCAATCAACTGGTGCTGCTGGAAGATCTGCAATAGTTGCCTTTGTTCCTTGCAACGTAACACTGATACCTTGGGCACCAGTATCACCTTTTGGTCCTGCATCGCCCTGTGCGCCCGTGATACCTTGATCGCCCTTCGCTCCAGCAACGCCCTGTGGTCCAGTATCACCCTGTGGCCCAGTTGGGCCTTGAAGTCCAGCAACACCTTGTGGGCCTTCGGGACCTTGGGCACCTTGTACGCCTTGTGCCCCAGTTGCACCCGCAAGTCCTTGAAGACCTTGAATACCTTGCGGTCCTTGTGGTCCCGTGGCACCAGTGTCACCTTTATCGCCCTTCATGCCAGTACCACCACTAGTGCTAATAATCCCCTCAGGATTTATAGTAATACTAGTACCGTCAATTTTTACACCCCCGAGCACCAGGGTAGTTGCTACGGGAAGTGTATATGATGTTCCACTTGATCCTACTAAATTGTATAGTTCAGTAAAGTTATCGTTAACCTTCCCAAACGCTGTACGAATTGGATCACCAGTTTTATCATTAACAGAACGACCAATATTAATTACCTGTTTAGCCATTATACTCTCCCGATAGCTACTTGGATGACACCAGCTTCGCCAGTATCTTTGTCTTCTAAAGCCTTACCAATAATGCTACCAAGAGTTGGATTCAACGCCTTGACTGCATACCCTGGGGTTGCTGCTGTTGTCAACATATCTCCTTTCTTAACACGGCCTACTACCTTAACTGGCACACGACCGGCAAGTGCAATACACACTTTAATACCAGGGCAATCTTCGTTCATCACGTAAGCTGGGTTTGTTGTTACTACACCAGCTGAGCGTGTGTCATTAACTATACCAGTTGTAGTAACTTCCTTGTCACCACCAAACACTAATACAGTGCCTGGTTCGTACTGTTGATCACCTTCGTAGTATTCTGCCAAGTCAGCGTATGTTGCTTGGAATGTACCACTTAATGTCCACGCACCAGTAATTGTACCACCAGTAGTTGAGCCACCAGTTGTAATAGTTCTTGTGTACAATGTTGCATTGTTTGTGTACAAGTCAATTTGACTGTTTGTACCAAATCTCATGTTACCAGTGACACTCATAATTGTTGAGTATGCACCAGTTGTTAATGTAGTTGCCTTCAATGTACCGCTTGATGTATCAAGTGTACCAGTAACTGTCATAACTGCATCACTACCACTTGTACCAAGGAAGCTAACTGAGTTGTAACCACCTGGTGTTGAAATTTGTAGTGTTGTGCCACTTACTGATAGAGTTTGGTAACCACCAACTTTCAAGTAACCAACATCAATCTCACCACCCGTACCAGTTTTGATAATTGAGTTTGTACCACGTGCGTTGTTTGTTGGCGAACTAATCGATGTAACTGCGTATGTATTAGCACCACCAGTGTTTGTTACTGAGTTAAATGTTGAGTTAGCAACGTTAGTAACAGTCATCACACCAAGTGCGTTGAACGGTGTATTGCTTACACCGTTACCATCGCCAACCACTTGCACTGGAGTCATTTCACTTGGGCTAGCCAAGCTACCTGTTCTATTACCTAAAATAGTACCAGCAGCCATGTATTGGATACGGCTGTAAGTGATACCAGTTGAAGAACTAGAAGCTGTTACAACATCAATCCAACCATTTGTTGCACTGAATACAGTACTGTTAAATGCTGCTAAACCTAAGCTGCTCTGTGTAAACGAACCTGGGGCACTTACCAATGTACCAGCAGCTTGCATGTTCAACTTGCTTTGTGCAATTGCCGCAGCACTATTAACCATGCTATTAACGATGCTACCAGGGTTAATTTCTGTAGTTAATGTACCACTTGCGCTATTGTAAGTGAATGCAACACTGTTACCTAAAACAGTACCAGCAACTGATTGGCTTGCTGATGTGGCATTCAAATAGCTAACACTGCTTGTTGTCGCTGCTGTTACAGTGAATACACCATTGTAGCCTGTTGGAGTTACACCGTTAACAACAATAGTTTGTCCAACTACAAACGGAATAGTTGCCTGTGTTGCAAATGTAATAGTTGCAGTTGTGCCATTACCACTTGCACCAGTTGTTACTAGACTAGCAGTACCTTGTGGAATGCCAATATTCTTCCAAGTTAGACTTGGGTAATCAAACACCAACAAGTTACCATTATTGGTAGCCATTGGGTTAGAGTTAGTAGTGATGTTGACGTCACCCAACTTGTACAATGAGTTAACGCTTGCTACACCAGTATCAACATATAGTTTAGTTGTTGCATCAGCATTTGATGTTGGAGTTGCAACGTTACCAATGCTGAAGTTAGCCATGTTCAATGCACCCTTCATTGGTAACGCACCGTTCAATGCTAAGTAGCCTGGGCCAATCAAGTTGTTACTTGCAACTGGCGCACCACCGTATGTTAAGCCTAAACGGTAGTCAACGAAGCTACGGATAGCACTTTCAACTGGAACTGTATCACTTGCGTTATTGCTCAATGAACTATCTGTTGAGAACTCACTTACAACGACACCACGCTTAAATCCTAAACCGTCCAAGTTACTCAACGCAATCGATGCGCTGAATGTAACAGTACCAGTACCTTGGTCAACTGTAAAGAATCGACCCACACGGAAGATACCGTTTTGGTCAGTACTTACATAGAATACACGACCAACTGTTTCTTCCAACACTTGGTTACTTGCATTAACTGGGAACGCTGGCGCACCGTAAATGTTATTTGGATAGTTACTTGAGTTGTAACCACCAGTACCGATGTCTAAGAAGTCGTGTCCTGTAGCACGGCAAGTTGAAATGTTAACTGTAATTTGACCAGTTGATCCACCTGCATAACCTAAACGTAATGTAGTAGAGTTTGTTGTATCAAACTTCTTACCAATACCTAACTGTGAGCTAGTTGCATTTGTAACTTCTTTTGTTAGAGAAGTTGTGCCACTGCCGTATGTACCTGGATCATGTGGATACTCTAGTGTAATAGTTGTTACTGTACCAGTTGCAGTTAAACACTTCCATGTACCATTGTACAATGGATTCGAGTTACCAGTTACTCTGTAATATGCATTTTGCACAACTGCTGTTGAAGGAATTGTGAATGGAACGCTGTATGGTCCAGAACCAGTATTAGTACCGTGTCCAGAAATTGTTACTGGTGTACCAGCACCAAACACCCCTGGGTCAGTTGGGTAAGCAACTGTAATTTGGTTTGTATTTAAAGTTGATGTTGCAGTACCAGTAAATGTACTTGTTGCACTCAATACTGGAGTCAACACAGCGTTACCTGTCCCATCGCCAACCATTAATGATGGCAAGCTAGTATAACCATAACCACCACTGACTAATGTAACTGAGTCGATAATACCTGCATTATTAACAGTACATGTTGCCAACGCTTGTGCAGTTGCACCACCACCACTAAATGTTAATGTTGGTGGGTTAGATGCGCTATACCCACTACCACCGTTTGTAATATTAATTGTTGCAACGCTAGTTGGAATCAATGCGCTAATTGCTGAGTTAGCTGGTAGCCAAACTGCTGGGCTTACTGTGAAGTAAGTTGTGTTAACACTTTGAACAATACAGCTTGTTGGAACTGTTGCTCCAGGTTCTGTACTAGATAACACCATACCAATAGAAATACCAGTTGTTGCAGCAACGTTAATAGTTGATTGATTTACAACACTTGAAATTTGGTATGTACCGTTATAAGAAGTGTTTGAGTTGTTTGCAATAGTAATAGCACCATCTGTTGATGGAACTGTATTGTATGGTGTATCAAATGTTACAAACTCTAAAGTTGTTCCAACTGGACCAGCAACTTTTGTATTATAAGTTAATGCGTTGATGTTTGAGCCATCAGCAGCAATGTTGTATACTGGGTTTGGATCAATGTTCAAGTAACCGTTGGTTGTTACACCAAATGTAATTGTACCTGCTGGTGTTGAGTTAGGAATTGCACTCAGTACAACCAATGTCTTTGTACCTTGTACAACAATACTTGAAACAGTTTGACCACCTGAGAAGCCAGTACCAGTAATAGCTTGTCCAACAATGATAGCACCGGCAACATTGCTCAATGCCATTGTTGTACTGCTTGTATTTGAACCACCTCTTGATACCCATGCACCAACACCATCGCCTACTGCGAATGTTGATCCATTGTACGATGTACTAATTGTGATTCTCTTACTTACGGCATCATTAGATAGGATGTAATAGTTAGAACCTGAAGTTAAGTTACCAAATACGCTACCTGCGACTGATGTCCAGTTACCACCACCATTTGTTAATGTTAATGTTGTGCCATTGAACGATGAGCTAACAGTGATTTGGCGTGTACCAGCATTAATACTCTTAATGTAATATGTAGTACCAGCAGTTACACCACCGAAGTATGTACCTGCAGAGTATGCCATTGTACCAGAGCCATCAGATACTGTTACGTTTGGACCACCAAACGATGTACTTACTGTAATTTGTGTACCGTTAGCAACGTTGGTAATGTAATATGTACCGTTATTCAAACCACCAAATCCAGTTCCTAGGAATGTGATTTGTTCACCAGCAGCCATACCAGTTGTATTAGTAACAGTAATTAAGTTACCAGAAGCAGTAGTTACAGTAGCAGTACCAGTTTGAGCAACTGCTGAGAATATAATTGATTCACCAATTAGCAATCCAGTTACTGAACTCAATGTAATGTAGTTGCCAACTGGAGTTGTTGCAGTCATCGTTGGAGTTTGTGTAACTGCTGTAAATGTAATTGACTCACCAATGATTAAGCTAGCGGTTGAATCTAATGTTAAGTAGTTACCTGAAGACGCTGCTCCACTTAATACACCAGTTGTTACTAAGTTTGTACCAGTAGCAATACTTGTTGGTGGTGTATATGAAACTACACGGTGTGTTCTACCGTTCCAACCAAACAGGAATGTACCAGTATCAATTTGTGCAATAGTGCTTGCTAACGAAATTGGTTGAACAGCAATCTTGTTGTCACCAACTTTACTACCTTGTGTCTTAGAACCATCAGCTGGGTCTGCTTGTGTAATATTGTTTACGTCTGTAACAATACGGAAGTAAGCAAACGAAGTATCACTTTGCACAATTGCGTTAGTAGATGGTAAGGTTTCACCAGTAGGTGCTGTCAATTGATAAGAAATAATTCTGTAGATATCTGACAAGTTAGATGTGTATTGCAACGCAGTACTTGGACGTACTGGGTGAACTTGCACAACACCGCTCAATTGAATGTTGTTTAGGATACGGATTGTAACCAATTGACCATGATATAATGAGTACACTAAACCAGTAGTACTTGTACTGTTTGTACCACTTGTACTTAGGCCCAATTGTAATACGTTCTTGCCATTGATAACAATGTTTGTATGTTGTACAGAGCTAACTAGGTAACGAGAAATTGTACCACCAGCTAATGTGTGATCAATTTCAAGTTCTGAGTTGTTCATTGGAACATACTCATAATCAATAATCCAAATTGACAATGCCTGTGCGCTAGATGATGTTACCATGAAGCTTGCAGTAGTACCTTGCTTGTAAACACGAGCAGTTTGTACCATGTCATTTGTGATGTTAACTTGGTCAGGCAATTCAGTTAAGTCATAACCTGATGCACGGATACCATAATCACCGTTTGAGTTAGAACCAGCTACAGAACGAATCTGTCCACCGTTAATAGCCCAGTAGCCAGTGTGGTTATAATATGTAAATGTTGAAACTTGTTCAGTTACACCACCGTTTGTTGCAACAATACCATAACCTAAATCGTTAACTTGGGTAAAGTCGTTAGCCAACATAGAACGGTTACCGGCCATTTCAATGTTAATGTTAATACCACCACCTGAATTCAAGAAGTTAACTGTGCTAGTTTGGATAGCCGACTTGTGACTTGAAATATTGTTAAAGTTTGTTACTAGGTTGCTTGCTTGGCCACTAATTGTTGGGTTAGTGCGTGGTGTAGCAGTTGTACCATCAGTAACAATGTCAGTGACAAGGGTCATCAATGTACCAATAGCCGTTGCAACTGTACCAGAACTTGCTGGCAAGCTAGTGTTTTGCGTTAATGTGTTACCTGCAGACTTAGAAATTGATGTATTTTGTACAATTTGACCTAAGATTGTAGACAAACGTGTATATGTTGCCAAACAAACAGCTTGTGTGCCTGCTAAGTTAGTATCAATTCCATTCCAGAATGCATTTGAAATGTCATAAGTTTGGCTATTGCCGCCATATAAGGTGTCATAACAAATTGCATCAAGGATATAACCAGTGTCACGCTGTGATTTAACAGCGTTGTAGTTTGCAATAGTGCTTACGTTGTAGTTCGAAGCAATCCATGATGTAACTTCTTGCTCAATGAATGCTTTATTAGCTATAATAATAGCCAATGCTTTAGCTTTGTCATCAGTACTTGACATACCAGTTGGTAATGGGAAAGTAACTGCTGGCATTGAGCCAACGCCATTGTTTAGGATGCTTGAAACAATAGCAATGTTGTTTGCAATAGCAGCATCACCTGCTGCATCTGTATAAGTTGCAATTTGGTCGTTTGCGTATGCTAAACCTTGTGTAATTAATGCTTGGCCTAGTCCATTTACTGCATTTTGTGGCAATAGGTATGATAAACCAGCCTTGACACTTTGGTAATTTGAGCCCAAAGCCATGTCATAGCTTACAGCATCAATGATATTACCTAAGTTGATACTGAATGCAGCGTTGTTATATGCTGTTGATGGATCAAATGGTGTTCTTGAGTCCAATGTTACAACAACTGTTCTAGTTCCTGAGTCAAACGACACAACGTCGTTAACTTGGTAACGTGAACCTTGTACATAGAACGCACATGGAACTTGCGGTGCTCTAATATCTAAACCGCCATTGACTTCACCAACAATTGTTAGTGTAGTACCAGTGTTTGCAACGTTTGTAACAGTACCATTTAAGCGGCCTGCAAAACCGTCAATGAATTGACCACCTGCAAAGCGTCTTGCATTGATACTTCCACTGAAACTTGCAGATTCTTGGGCATATGGTGACTTGGTCTTGATTTGACCTGTTGGGTCAAGTACCATCATAAAGCCGCCATGTCCTTGACATGTGATTAACTTAATACGGTTAGCATCGTTTGTTAAGAATACGTCAATCTCTTTGTTATTCTTAGGAATAGATGTAATATCTAGTGGATCTGTCAAATAGTGACGTCCATAGTTCACAGTATTCCACAAATGCCACTGGCCTGCAGATAAACCACTCACTAGCTGTGCAGATGTGAACGGATAAATTACGCTACAGTATAGAATGTTACCGCTAATTTGTTCAACAATGGCTTTACCAGGTGTACCAGCAAGGATTGTGGTTAACGAAATGCCTAAATTCTTAATTACGCTTAGTGTAGCTGTCAATTGAGTTGTAAGAACAACTTCTGCAGATGTAATTGCTCTGTAGTATGCATTTGCTGACAAGATTGTTAGGTAATTGCTACCAAACATTAAGTCGTACATTAATGCATCAACAATATAACCAATATCACGTGAGCAAGTTGCATGGTTAAATGTAACTGCTGGGAAGTTTGCAATTACAAAGTTAACAGCACTGCTTTGTAGGATAGATTTGCTTACGTTTACAGTGTTAACTGATGCTACTAGAGCTGGATCAACCCAACTTGTGCTTGGTGCAACCAATGTTGGGGTTGTACCTGAGTTAATTGTGTTACGGATTTCAGTAATACGTGCTGCTGCAAATGTACCTGCACTAGAACTACCTGCGGTTCCACTTACATCTTGGATGTCTGTGTTGCCTGCGCTCTTAGTGATTGCAACACCTTGTGCAATGTCACTGATAATTGCTGCAATGCGTTCTTGAACAGCAATTGCCGCAGTCTTTTGGTTAGCAGCTTCAACGAATGCACCGTTTACATAGTATGCACGAGCTGCAATGATAGTGGCTAAGTTACCACCGTATGTTAAATCATATTCTAATGCATCAACGATGTAGCCCATATCGCGGCCACAAGCTGCCTTCTGTGCAGATGACAATGAAGTCCACAAACTATTGTAGTTTGATGACATAAATGCCACAACTTCTGCTTGAATAAATGACTTGTTTGCAACAATTAAACGTCTTGCATTAAAGTATCCAGTATCATACCCAACTGGATCCGTAATAACAACGGCTGGGTCATTTCCAATACCATTTGTTAAAATGTCAAGCATTGTGTTGACATTGTTCTTAGTTGTGGCAATGGTTTCAAGTGAACCAGTGTCGTCAGTTAATACTAAGCCAACCCATGATGCTGGCGCTTGTCCAGAGTTCAATGTTACTGCAATTTTACCAGTAGTACCGCTTAATGAGATTCCAGTACCAGTTGTTGCTGCATAATCTGTACCAGCATAGTTAATAGAACCCAACTGCATACCGTCAATAATTGAATCACGATAGAAGAATGTTGTTCTCCATGGTGATTGTGAAATACGGTTTAATGGGCGGATAATTGTTCTACGGAAGTCATCACCCTTCAATGTTACGTTTGCTGGTAATTTGATTGGGTAATCTTCATAGTAGATACCTGACTCAACGTTAATTGTAATGTTGTGATCAGATACTGTTTCACCATAATCTAAAGTTTCACCAACAAGGAATGATCCTGGGCGTGTTAGACGTAAAGTAATTGTGTCGTATCCAAGTGTACCACCTGCTTCGTATGATACAATTTGTCCATAACAACCTGAGCTGTTACCAACAAGGATCTTACCAGGGATAATGTGTACTTCGTTGTTTAGACCTTGGTCAACTGCTGATACACCACCGTTGCTAAATGTAACAGTGTAGATACCTGTACCAAACGATGGTGTAGGTGCGGCACCATAGCCATTCTGTACAATGCCCAACATGATTGCATAGTTGGCATTAAATGCGTCAACAGCGTCAACACTTGCAGATAATCCACCGTCAAATACTTGAGAAACTAGTGACTGGTAACGTGTACCAGTTGTTTGGTTCATAACTTCAACAGATAGTACACGAACAAAGTTGATAGCATCAATAGTCTCAGTGTATTGTGTACCAATAGCAACCGCTAATGCAGAAGCATTTCTGAAGTAGCTCTTACCTGCTGAAATACTTTGGAAAGTACCACCAGTGACCAAGTCAATAGCCATTGCGTCAACAATGTAACCTACGTCACGTGAGCAAGTTGTTTGGTTGTAACTGAAACCACCAACGTATGTTGCAGTTAGGTAGTTTGTAACGCTTACTGAAATTGCACTCTTATTGGTTTCAATAATTGTTCTAGCAGCTAATTTTGTTGTATCATAGCCAGCTAATGATGGTGCTGAACCAACCATTGCTGTTGATGATGTAATAACTGCCTTAGTTGCATTAAACATTGCATCTAGGGTGGCAGTTGCAGCTGAACCACCTGTCCACAACACGTTAGTAACTTGTGGAACTACTAACTGATGCAACGCAATGTTAGAGATAGGTTGGTTTAGGATTACAGATTCAGAAACTGTTTGTGCATAAGTTAATGCATCAACACAAACTGCTGGTAAACCAGTTGTCAATTGTGCCGCATTATTTGCGATATATTGGTTAGCTGCAATAGTAGTAGCAGTAGTTCCACCATATGTTAAATCGTAGCAAATAGCTTCAATCAAATATGTAATGTCACGTGTAGATGCATCTGCTGAGTATACTGTACCTGGGTAAGTGTCATTAATATATGCATTTACTTCAGCAGTAATAAAATTGATGTTAGCCAGCAATGCTTGACGAGCATGAGTTACACCAACAGACAATCCAGTTGGGCTCGTGTATGTTGGTGTAGTGCGTGATGCAATACCATCAGCTAATAAGTTTGTAATAGTACCAAATAATGATGTAATATTATTGGTAACCATTGAGCTATTGATTACTGGGAATGTTGTTGAAATGTATAAAATTTCAGCATCTTGCAATTGAGTTTCTTTTGCAAGTACAGCAGTTCTGATATCTCGTAACGCTTGTGAAGCATTTGCTACTGTAAGTTGTGTTACAGTTGGAGATGGTGCGCTTACACTGTCAACAATGTCAACAATAGTTGCAATGTTTGCAGTAATGCTTGCAGTGGCTACGTTACCACCGCTTAGTGTCGCGTTGTTGTATTGTGTAACGCTTTGTTGGTACACAATAACTGGGGGTGTGTTAGTAATAACAGCTTGTGCTAGTGTGCTGATATAACCAATAGAAGCGATTGTCGCTGCTTTCTCAGTGCTGTTAATTTGCAGAGTATTGTTATACCAGTAACGCATGCCAGCTAGTACGCTTTGGCTATTGCCACCGTACATTTGGTCATACGCTAATGCCCATACAATATACTCAACGTCACGACGGCATGTTGCGTGATCGTAAGTAATGCTTGGGTAGTTTGCTAACAAGTATGCAATGATTTCTGATTGGATGAACTCTACGTTGTTCAATAACAAATCTCTTGCACTAGATTGACCAACAACTGCATTTGATGGTGCAGGCATTGATAGATTTGGTAACTTGCCAGTTAAGATGATGCTTTGGATAACAGCAATGTTGTTTGTGAATGATGGAACTGCCGCAGATGGAGATCCGGCAACTTCAGAAATTGCAATAATATTGTTCTTTAAATCAGTTAGTACGCTTACAATTTGGCTGTTATCCAAATCAGTTTTAGCATACTTAAACGATCTACCAGCTTGAATACTTTGGAAATTACCTCCAAATAACAAGTCATAACATAGTGCATTGATTACTTCATCCAAATATGCTCTTACATTTGATTCACTGTATGAGTATTCTAGGATTTGATCTCTTGCATAGTTAATACCATCAATAATCTGTGCCAACTGGTTATCAATAATATCGCTGTTATATGAGTTAAACAGGATAGATGCTTGTGTAGTTGAGTTGTGGTTTGTATCAAAAACCATGTCATATCCAACACCAGTTAGGATATTACTAATGATGCTTTGATATACAGAAGGTGTGAATGAGAAACTGTTTACATATTTCTTGTTAATGTACGCAATTGTTTCTGATTGGATGAACGAGCGGTTTGCCTCCAATAATGCAGATGCATCAGTGTAACCAGTATCAGAGCTATTACCACCAGAAAGTGTGAAACTTTGAACTGTTGATTGATATTGGTTAGGGGTAATTGTGTATGTAATTGTTTGGCGATATGGTCCTGGCTCAGTTGTTGATAAGTTAATAATGTTATCAGCATGTAGTGCAGCCGCACCAACGGTTTTAAACGCATATTGCCATGCACTACCCTCACGCCCTGGAGGAGTTTTACCTTGTAAATCGTCGCCCTTCGCTGCGCTAACATACAAGTTTGCACTGCTGTAATATGTATTATTATCAACATAATACTTTGTTGCAGCTTGGAAATCGTCAGTACCATTAACAATACCTGCGCCAGCAATTGGTGCTGGGTGATCGCTTAATGTTAAAGGACCAGTCATAGTATCGCCACCGCGATATACTGTATCCTTACGTTGCATTGCTTCAGTGCTTAGGTAGTTGCTACTTAATGCTGCGTCAAAATCTGCGGCTGATGTGTCAGCAACTAGTGGTTCTGAACGTGGCTTTAATGGCACAGACATATTGTAGCCATCAATCTCATTGTTAATATCACGGGTTCCTGAACCAGCAATAAAGTTATTTTCTGCGTATCTTACGTTAACTGGTAATTCACCTAGTGTTGTAATTGCAGTAGGATACTTTGTATTAAATGCATCAACAAGAGCTTGTGATGGATCTGGCAAGTTGCCAATTGTGTACAACTTACGAGCATTGATACTAGAGTTTAATGTTGGTGTGTTATCACTAACTAAACCAGTGTTTGTAGTTCTGAACACAACTTGAGAATCGTCAGTTGTATCGATAAGAATGCCGTCACCGACTAGGGTTCTAGCTGTAAGAGCCTCCCCAGTTGTGCTGCCCATAATAACTTGGTTTGCGTCATAACCCTTTTGGCCGTTTCCTTTGGTTGGGGCATCACTCAAATCTTTAAGTTTGATCGTACCACCTTCACCAAAAAATGCGTAAATCTCTGAGAAATTTGAGTTTACTTTTATGAACGAATCACGGATACTATCACCAGTTCCGTCATTGCCTTGAATACCAATATTGATTATTTTTTGTGCCATATTTAGGTCTCGCTTTGCGCTGAAAATGCTGCTTCATGTTATTTATCGAACCATTTCTAGAAACTTAATGTAAATACAATCATGTATATTGGCACAGAATACGCACATCAAAACTATTACCGCAAGAGTAAGTACGGTACACAGCACATGTATACTCGTAAGAAAACTGTGGTGGTGTTCCAGTGTGATGCGTGTGGGGGTTATTTTAGACGAGATAAAGGATCAATGGATCCTAAACGTTTAAATAATAACTTTTACCACGTATGTGGTAATTGCGATGCTAAACGATTTGCCCAAGAAAAGGGCGTTGAAGCAAGAAGAATTTGGGATATGCCAGTAAGCAGTCTCAAAACTTTGGACCAGTTGTGATCCATTACTAAATAAAACCACAAGGAGTAATCACTATGATTAAATTTTTAAAGAGTTTCTTTGGCATCAAGCCAACAGAAGTAGAAGTAGCACCATATAAGGTTGAAACACCTGTAGCAAAAGTTGAAGCAGTTAATGCCCAACCAGTTGCAGAAGTTAAGCAAGCTACTGAAGCAAAACCAGCAGCTAAGAAGCCAGTTGGAAAGAAGCAAAACTTCAACAAGAAGCCTGCAGGCGCTAAGAAGCCAGCCGCTAAGAAACAAGGCGGTCAAAAGCCTAAGGCAGCAACGGCTCAAAAAGCAACTAGACCAGCTGCAAAATAATAAAAGGGGCAAAAGCCCCTTTTTTATTGAATACGATCTATTTTCTTATTCGTCTGTTCAATTTCATCTTTAATTGTCAGACGTTTTTTCTTGAGATTGTTTAATTCGTTATCTACGAAGTTACCAGTTTGCTCCATTAGATCAATTTGCTTGTCTAATTTCTCGTGCTTCTCTTTGAGATGCTCAACGTGATGTATTAACTTTTCTCTAGTCATCATACTGTTCCCTTCATTTGATTGTACAGTTCCATACTTGCTAAATTCTTGCCCTTGCTTTCGCACATTATGTCGAACTGGTCTGTGAAACTTATTGCCCAATTATTAACTTCCTTATTCCAATAAAAGTCGCTGTGAGCTCGCAACTTTTGTTTTTTGTGCCCTTCTAATAGCAGAGACTCCATGTCTGGCCGATCATCAGTGGCATGACCCACAAGTACATCTTCACGACTAATGGAATAGTGCATAGTAGGACGAATGCCCCGCCAACTATCAATGACTTTCTGCACTCGGGCATCTTCTGGTAAAATGTACTCACCTTCGCGAACCCAGTGATGATGTATATCGAGCACGATAGGTACAGTATCGCTAATACTGAGACAGTCATCCAATCCATGTGAGTTTTCCTCGTTTTCAATAGTAATACAATTTCGAGCCTCGGGGCTCATCCGATCCAACGCAGCAATGACTCCCATTGGGCCTTGCTTTCCTGAGATATGAACATTGATTTTAAAGTCTTGAAATGTTTTGCCATATCCCATAAACCGTGCCATATCCGCATGATATTCAAATTCCTCTATTGAACGCTCAACGATACCAGGATTATCAGAAGCCAGAACGCAAAACTGCCCAGGGTGCATTGAAAGGCGTATTTGTTTATTGCGAGCCAAAACTCCGATTTTCGAAAATCCCTGCTCGAGCTTTGCCAGTACATCCACTCGCTTATAATAATCGCGAAAAAGCTCATGAGTGTAAGCAGGGAGGATATCACTTCCAATGCGGACCATACGGAGTTGTTCATCTAGTTCCCCTACACGCTCTACTAAGTTATAAACTGCTGCTAGGTTTTGGTCAGTAATATCCCAAAGTTTTTGTTCTGCAACATCTCTACTCTGTTTATTTAACCAAGTAATAGTAGTTGTATTAGTGTTGTATTTCTTACAGTCATCAGTTGGTTTGATGCCGTCTGTTTGGTGCGGGAAATCAATCCATTTACACGCAAAGCCAATCTTGCCCATTTGTGCCTTACCAGTGGCGGATAACACCTGCCACTATAAAAAAGTTAGTGATGACATATATTAACACGATTGCCGTACGTATGCAAGCAATTCGGTCTGCTTCAATATCCGAACTGCCTGCTTTTTCACCAAGGGCCTTGGCCCATAAATGCCAAAACTTTTTAAACACCGTCTCTATAAAATACGCTGCGACTCTTAGGAGTTTCCCACCACTCAATGCTGTGGACTTTAACTCCAAGTTTTGTCATTTTTGCTTCAACGAGCTCTGCCATCCATGAACTAAGGTGCTCTGAAGTAGGAACAAATCCAACAACCATAAAGCCTTCAAAGTATTCATATTCAGGACTGTTTGGTTCAAGCCCTGAGAGATCCAAATGATGTCCTGCAATGAACTCAGTGCCAGGAACATAAACAGGCACAAGCCCGCGGTCTCCAATAATTTTATCATAAAGTGGGTCGTTTCTATCAATAATAAATTGGTGATCAATAAACTCATTGATCCATTTCTTTAGCCATTCCAAATGTCTAAAGTCTGTAACCATACCAGTATTATCTAATCCGTTACCAGTTAAATGCACTTGCATTTTACCTTCGTGCCCGTGTAAGTGACGGCAGGCACATTTTAAGTCAGCGGCATATTCGCCGTTAAGTGTTTGAGTATGAACTCTGTGGCCATAACAGAATTCAAAAGTTTTATCAATGATCCAAGTCATCTTGTTTATCCTATAAGATGACACGCAGAATATTTACTGAGGGATGAGCGTCTAAAGTCCTCTCGCCTATATGATGCCTGAATAAATGTGCCTTATCCAGTAATTATACTTTATTTTTTAGTATCGTCAACTTTTTTGACTAAAGTTAAATTCGGTTTACCAGCAGTTTGACTACGCAACTCTTCCAATGTCTTGTTGAGTTTATCAAAGTGGTCGTCAGTATCTTTCATAATTAATAACATCGTAACCATAGTTGATAGGCTCCAATGCCACCAACTAATACAAGTAATCGCTAGTATAATTAATCCAGAGTAAAAAATCGACTGGAACGGTGTACCATAGTGTAGGTACAGGAACGCCGCTGCCCCGCAAAAAATAGCAGGTGCGATTACTGAATAGATTCTCCATCCAGTAATTTGTTTGTAAAGATTTTTTGTAATCGGTCCCATAGTCAAATTATTTATAAGCTATTGGGAGTAAGTAATAATACTAGTTTTACTGAGTATTAATACTGCCGAACGGTAGCCATTCACCAGGATCACCAGACACCACGCACACCCAGCCAACGTAGCTATTTGCCTGTGGACGAATGTTCCAGCAAATGTCACCTACTTCGTAAGATCCGGCAGCTGGTGCAGAAATACCATTTGTAAACTTCTTACCACCAATCTTAACATCACCATTAACAGAGAAGTTAACGCTTGGATCAGGATTATTGATACCAACGCTTAATGGTCCGTATACTTTTACACCCTTGTCGTTTCTAGCTGGGTCACCAATTGTAATTTGAGTATCGTCTGCATAAATTACTCTAGCATTATTTGCAGTGAGTGTTAATGAACTTGTTGTTCCAAAGCCAGCATCATTTAGTGTAATATCACCAAAACGTACTGAGCTGGCATTAACGCTATCTAAAATTACTTCGCCGTCAAATCTTGCTGTACCAGAAACAGTTAATGACTCCAATGTACCAACGCTGGTTAAGCTACTTGATACAACAGATGATCCAATACTTGTTTCTGATAAGACTTGTTTGCCACCAATAAAGAATGATTTACCAGAATCCAACTCAACGTGTTCTGTTGAACGGATTTTATCACCATCTTCAGAAGATAATAAAGTTAATTGCTTCTCTGGGCCAGTGCCGGTCCAAATTAAACCCAAACCATATGTTGATGTATCAACTGTTGCCTTGAATTCTAATGGATGTGTTCTTGTAATTCTGTTATCAGTTTGAATAGCATCAGCGTATAGTGTGCCATAAACACGTAATACACCAGTTTTACCAAACTCGTTACCAATGTGAACTTCACCGTTTG